CATTTCCAAAGACATTTCCAAAGACATTTCCAAAGACATTTCCAAAGACATTTCCAAAGACATTTCCAAAGACATTTCCAAAGACATTTCCAAAGACATTTCCAAAGACATTTCCAAAGACATTTCCAAAGACATTTCCTCAAAATTTTCAATATATCCAACTCTTAAAATTTCAAACAACCTGAAATGTTTTCATAAACAAGAGACAAATATTGAAATATCATTGTTTTGTCTTATATATAAATATTATAGAAAATGGCTCGACAACAAGTAACAAGAGTATAGTATTTTTGTTTATGCAATTTTATACAAAGTTAATAATTACCAACTGCTAAAAATGACACCATAACAAGTGTCATATCAATAACTATTAATAAAAAAATTATTCAAAATATCCAAGTCTTAAAAATAAAAGTTACGTATACAAAAGATTATTTTTCAACAACATGAAATGTTTTCTAAGAAAAGATATGAAGAGACAAATTGCGAAATGTCACGAAATATGGATTTTGTTAACAACTTTTGCTCGACAACACGTAACAATAATATAGTATTTTGTTTATGCGATTTATACAATGTTAATAATTACCAACTGCTAAAAATGACACCATAACAAGTGTCGAAATAATAACTATCAATATGAAATGTTTCAAAATATCCAAGTCTTAAAAATAAAAATAATAAAAAGATTTTCAACAACATGAAATGTTTTCATAAACAAGAGACAAATATTGAAATATCATTGTTTTTGTCTTTTACATAAATTTTATAGAAAATGGCTCGACAACAAGTACCAAGAATATAGTATTTTGTTTATGCAATTTATACAATGTTAATAATTACCAACTGTTAAAAATGACACCATAACAAGGGTTGAAATAATAACTATTAATATGAAATAATTCAAAATATCCAAGTCTTAAAAATAAAAATAATAAAAAGATTTTCAACAACACGAAATGTTTTCCAAGAAAAGATATGAAGAGACAAATTACGAAATATCACGTTTTTGTCTTTTACATAAATTTTATAGAAAATGGCTCGGTAACAAGTAACAAGAGTATAGTATTTTGTTTATGCAATTTTATACAAAGTTAATAATTACCAACTGTTGAAAATGACACCATAACAAGTGTCGAAATAATAACTATCAATATAAAATGTTTCAATATATTCAACTCTTATAAAATAAAAATAATAAAAATAATAAAAATAATAAAAAGATTTTCAACAACATGAAATGTTTTTATAAGAAAAGGATCAAGAGACAAATATTGAAAAAGTGATGAAATATGGATTTTGTTAACAACTTTTGCTCGGTAACAAGTAACAAGAGTATAGTATTTTGTTTATGCAATTTATAGAAAGTTAATAATTACCAACTGTTGAAAATGACACCACAACAAGTGTCGAAATAATAACTATCAATATAAAATGTTTCAATATATTCAACTCTTACAAAATAAAAATAATAAAAATAATAAAAAGATTTTCAACAACATGAAATGTTTTTATAAGAAAAGGATCAAGAGACAAATATTGAAAAGTGATGAAATATGGATTTTGTTAACAACTTTTGCTCGGTAACAAGTAACAAGAGTATAGTTTTTTGTGTATACGATTTATACAAAGTTATCAATTACCAACTGTTAAAAATGACACCATAACAAGTAAGGCACTAATAATTATCAATATGAAATGTTTCAATATATTCAACTCTTATAAAATAAAAATATTTTTCAACAACCTGAAATGTTTTTATAACCAAGAGACAAATATCGAAATGTCACTTTTTTGTCATTTTGAAGAATGATACACACAACTTAACATTGTACAACTTAACTTCATCTACATCCATGTAGGGTGTAATTACTATACAATTGAACCAAACCCCCTTGAACCGAACCCCTTTAACCAAACCCTTGAACCGAACCCTTGAACCGAACCCTTGAACAAAGACAAATAACCCAAAGTATCGATATCGAGAAATGAGTGACATATCGAGAAATGAGTCACTATGAATAAAAGCAAGGGATTTATACCAGTGAATATTTAAAATGATGACGCCCTGTAGGGGCGTTATTTTAAATCGTTACTGATATCGGACCCTTCAAGAAATAAAATGTCCCATTTTATTTTATAAAGGGTTTAAAGGGAACGGCCAGTTCCCTTTATAATGAACCATTTCGATCAGGCAACACCCTTATTAATATTAGATAAAACCAAATCCAGAGGTGGAGACAATTCCATTCTCAACATGATCTTTTTCACCATTATGATTGCCCTTTCCAATTATATAACCAAACAATTGTCTTATATCATTGACGACTTTGATTGGAAAACCAATCTTGAATATTATATGACCACCAAGACAAACTCCATCGAGTTCGAAGGAAAGATCACATGTGGCACTGGATTCTATTGCGGCGAATTGAAACAAACCAGTGTTTTCAGTGAACGATTCAAGGCCATTTGGGAACACATTGTCTCTACTACTAACAACAATCGCACCATTTATTCCATTAAGGAACACAAATTCGATAATAAAAACGATGTCGGTATCTACATGGTCAACCAGAAAGATCGTTTCCTCATTTCCGAAGAACATCAGATTTTCGCATACACTTATATGAAAGATGAGATGACCGCATCTGGAGAGAAATCTGACAGACCTTCCAATAAAATATCCAATATTGTCATTCGATTGTATTCCTACAAGAGTAGTATCGAGATTATCAAAACCTTTGTTGATAATATCACACATAATTATTTGTCCAATTTGGAGATGTCTCGAAAGACAAAGCGATTCATCTATACTTTGACTTCCGTCAAATGGGATGAAACCACTTGTGAAAGATGGGATGAAACCGTTTTCGAGAGTACGAGGACTTTCGACAATCTTTTCTTCGATAATAAAGACAAGGTCATTGACAAGATCAAACACTTTCTTGATAACAAGGAGTGGTATTATCGGGTTGGCATTCCTTATTCTCTCGGTATTGGTATTCACGGACCTCCTGGCACCGGCAAGACCTCTTTCATCAAGGCTTTGGCCAATTTCACCAATAGGCATATTGTCTGTATTTCTTTGAAGTTGATCAAAACCAAGAAACAGTTGGATAGTATTTTCTTTGAAACCAGATACAATATGAGCAATGACAAGGCTGGCATTCCTTTTGATAAGAAAATTATCGTTTTTGAAGACATTGATTGTATTGGTGACATCGTCATCGATAGACAATTTCATAAAGGGAAAGGGTTAAGCGAAGCGAAAAGCTCGTATAAAGGGAACTCGTCGTTCCCTTTTAATCCCATACAAAATAACGTTTCTGCTACCAACCATCTCTTAACCACTTCCAATAACACTCCCTTAACCACTTCCAACAACCTTCTCTCCCCCATCGACGAGCCCATCACTCTCGATGATCTTCTCAATCTTTGGGACGGTATTCGCGAAACTCCCGGCAGGATTTTAATCATTTCTTCCAATCATTACGACATCCTTGATCCCGCCATCAAAAGGCCCGGCAGAATTGATATCGATCTTCAATTGTCTTTCGCCTCTCACGCTTCCATTCATGCCATTTACTTTCTCCTTTTTAATAATATCATCCCTAACCACATCCTTAACTCCTTCCCCAATATGAAACTCACTCCCGCACACGTCATCAATTCTCTTTTAAAGGAAACCAAGGTTTCCTTTTGATCCTTCCTTTCACAAGTAGGGTTTCCTTTTGATCCTTCCTTTCACAAGTAGGGTTTCCTTTTGATCCTTCCTTTCACAAGTAGGTTTTCATCTTGATCCTTCCTTTCACAAGTAGGTTTTCCTCTTGATCCTTCCTTTCACAAGTAGATGGCATTCTCATTTACGGATAAGATCTTTACTTTCGCCTAATTGATTTACTCATTTTTTTCGAACGATTTAATTTACTATCGCTTCGATTACTACGAGTTATTTTGCTACGAGTTCGTTTACTACGAGTTCGTTTACTATTGCTTCGATTACTACGAGTTCGTTTACTATCACTTCGACTACTACTATCACTTCGACTACTACTATCACTTCGACTAGTATGAGTTTTTTTACTACGAGTTCGTTTACTATCGCCTCGTTTACTCTTACCGTGTTTTTGATTCCTCCCCTTCAACCACTTATATCCTAAGTATGCTGCTCCCAACCCTGCTGCTATTCCAACGCCGTTCACAACATTCTTGTTGTCTTTATAGAATCTATTAAATCTTCTTCGAAATCCAGCTTTCCACTTCTTTCCTTCTTCTACTAACTGTTCATTTGTTAAATTGAATATATCCAAATTCAATGATTTCAAATGCAATGTAAATTCCTCACAATCTACTGGATCGATTCCAGCCGTTTTACATCTCTTGAATTGATAAAATTTTTTCTTTTGTTCCAATAGCATTTCATGAGATAATTTTAAAATATCTAAATTCAATGACTTCAAATGTAATACAAAATCATTACAATCTCCATCTTCAATACCTACAGTTTTACATATTTTTAAAATATAAAAATTATCTTTTTCTTTCAAGAGCACTTCAATCGATAATTTTAAAATATCTAATTTCAATGACTTCAGATACGTTTTAAAGTCCTCGCAGTCTCCTGGAGGTACAACTGCAGTCACACAAACGTCTACCGGAGGCTCGTCATGTTTGAGGTCGTCAGGTTTGGGTTCCTCCGGTTTGGGTTCCTCCGGTTTGGGTTCCTCCGGTTTGGGTTCCTCCGGTATAAATTCTTTGCCACCCGATGTTGTAATACTTTTTATGTTAATGTGATATTTATTATTCTTATTATTTTCCATATCATTTGTGTCAAAAACAAATTCACCTAAGTTGTTAAATAGATTCAAATCAGTAAATTTAGCTTCGTTACCGGGTATCGCTGTTATTAATGTCACGGTTACCTCAGGTGACGATCCCCATATTAGATACCCAATGGTTTTTGTATCGCCGTCTAATATTTTCGAAACTATTGTCCCATCATTTAACTTAAATGATTCATCAAATAACGATAAATTATTATCCGTTTTTTGTAGGGATGACGTATCTATTAGTTTTGCCTCCTGAACTTTTGAAAGCCGATATAGAGAAATTTGAATAGTCTCCGTTGGTACAGGTGCTTTCTTGACAACTGATGTGACAACGGGTTTGAATTCCAAACCTTCAGATGTTACTATACTTTTAATATTTTCGTTATAGTTACTCATCGTATTACTATTCATATCTTTCAAGTCAAAAACGAATAATCCCTTCTCATTTAATAGATCAGAGTAAATATCTACTGTATCTGATAAAGGATGGAGAAGATTAACTGTTACAACGGGTGATGATGGTCGCCTTACCAAATATCCAACTGTTTCTCCGTTGTCTTGTATATTTGATATTACTATTCCATCTTGTAACATAATTGAATAATCAGACAACGTCAATTGATTGTATGGTACAGTCACGACAGTAGTAGGTGACATAATTGAGATGTTATAAGGAGTTACCACTTTTTCTTCCACTTTTTCTTCCACTTTTTTAACAGTATTTGTGAATTTTTCTAATAACTTGAAGTCTTTGTCATAGACTGAATATTTTAACAAACTTGGTTCACAGTAGTATGTGACATTCGATAAATTAACATACTTAAAAGTACGATACTGCTTAAATCTATCGAGATGCAATTTGAATTCTTTATTACTAAAATACCCAACATCGATATATGAGTTATTTGTTCGGCCATTACTGATTGACTTTACCCGATTCATAATGACCTCATTATACTTCTTCACAATCAGTTGGACGACACCAGTTGATGTAACAGGAAAATTACATGCGATACCATCATCGAAATCGCCGTATGGAAAATCATATTTTATTTTATTTGCAAAATCAAGTACCAGTGGAAACTGCAAGACAACTGAAATTGTACTACCCTCATTTGGTTCTAAAATTGTATTCAATGACCGATTCACCTTCGCAACAATATATCCATACATTATCTTGTTAAATACAAGTTCAATTATTAGTGTACTATCATTATTTAAGTACAAATTGCCAAATTCAGTTGTTTTTAATGCATCAATGTTTGTGTAATATGTGTTTAAAAATGTACCATGATAGGTGTACACCACCGGCCTCTGATATTCCTTCGGCAAATTATTATCCAAATAAGTAGCAATTTTATTGGCGAGTTTTTTAAATTTTATGTCATTCAATGGTTTCTCAATTTTTACAGTTGCCTTAGGTGGTTCCTTATAAATTTGAACATTATTGTTAGATTCGGATGCCACTGCAACTTCATTAGAAGATTTTGTAGAGACATACGGGTGTAAAAAAGGAGTCGAATCGTTAATCGTCGTCTTGTAATAGTCGGTAAACGCCGAATCATCAAAGTATTTATCAAGATCTTCCATCGACTTTAAAATATATATAGATAAAATAATAAGTTGAATCATTATTTTATATGGTGGGTCTACTTGTCGAGAGTGACTCTTATAAACGGCAAGACATAATAATGAAATAGTTCTTTGTCTTTTTCAGGATGAAACTGAAACCCAATCCAATTTTCTGTTCCAGCAATGTTGATAAAGTCATCGATGCGATTACATACAGTCCATTGGTCAGAGAGTTGAACTACTCGATCATAATGGTTAAAATATAGATCATGGAGTCCAGCCATTCTTCTGCCTTTAAAAAGCTTGTTTTCTGTGATTTTCCCATTGGTTTTTAAAGCAAGATATTGGAAACCGAAACAGATCCCGATAACAAAGAGGTTGGGTTTTTTAATTAACTGGTCAAGCAAAGGAAAAGAGTTGTCTCTCAAAATCCTTTTATCAGACCCGGTAAGAATCACAAGGCGATAATCATTCTGCAAATTGATTTTATTAAATTTAACAATATCAAATGGGATCGAGAGTTCACGCAATCGTTTAATTAAATTATTCGGATAAACATCGAAATATACAATCAACAACAACAACATATATATACAATAACGTTATATTGTCTTCATGGCCTATGTCTCTACAAGATGGCCTTCCCAAAAGTATCGACAAAACGCCCATTCAAACTTTATGTCAGAGAAACTGCAATCTGCGGGCGGAATGACGTAATCCAATTGAGCAGTGTGAGTAAAGGGATTGAAGACGGGTTTTGCGAAATATTGAGGTGCAATCGTATGAGCCGCTAAATCCACGAGGAGGGGCGGATAATGATACTTGTAACGCCATCTCCAGTCGAAACATTGGTTCGTGTAATATCGAAACACCCATTCAAGGCCCTCGAAGTAGTTTGTACAGATATCTTTAATAACATCGTGATTGTCTCTAAACAAGGTTTTATAGTAACGCGACTGCCATTTGTGCTCAGTGGGTTTGATATAATGTTCGGTCGCTCGATAAATCAAGGGAGTGTTATTGAAAACCACCTCTTTGTCTGGGTCACTCATGTTGACGCGAATGTTTGCACGCTTTGTGTATTCGGTTTGAATCCATGGTTCTTCGTGTTTGGCAAGACAAATCAAAACCTTCTTGAAATTCGCCCAATTGATCTCGGAATTCTGGATAATAAGCGCGGAAGGATCTTTACCGAGGGTTTCCGAGTAAGCGTACAAGAGCGAGTGCATACCAGTAGTGCGAATATTGAGTGCAGGAAAATGGGGTAAGAAATCGTTGCCGAGCATGAAGCAAAGGAATGCATAATCGAACACACGACGCGAATCCCCCTTCATCTCTGTGGAAATAGAGGTGCACAAACGAGCAATATCCAAGACGTAAGCCTCGCCGTTTTCCAAGTCGGCATTCAAACTTTTAGCAAACTCGGGGGCTTCTCTGTAAACAAACAGGTTTGTCTTGTTGGAATGAAAGATGGACAACATCAAGAGATCCGCATCGAGGCCATAAATCACGGTGTTTTGGTCGGGCAAATGATTGTCTCGAATATGTTGAAAGAGTTTGTGTTCGCCCTCTCCAGGGATGTCGGAGGCAGATACGATGAATTTGGGAGAAAACCGATCAGACACATATTTCGACAAGTAGTTCATGAAGTCGGTGCCGGGGGTGATCAAAGCGGAATTAAAGGTGGATTTAGGGATGACGTTGTGGTGTTCCAAAAAGGCAGACCGATAACGCCTGCTTTTTTGTTGATTCATTTTAGCAAAGGGAGCGACGCCATCAAAGGCGATATAAACGACGTTTGACGGGCGGATTGCATCAATATATTGCTGAATTTTTGTGCAAACGACTGCGGATATGGGGTCGTAGTTATCTGCGACAGCGGATTTTAAAGAACCCGATTTCTGAAGTTCGCGGATCGAGTCGTAGATGATGGAGTTGCAGTCCAAATAAAGATTATGAAATGATTGTTTGCAACGAGAGAGTTTGGTAAGGATTTGCATATGATTTTTAATAATATAAGAGAAATAAGATGGAATGCCCATGGTTGGTATAAAACAATACAAAAATATGTCTATGCTGTTTTGCGAAAAACATTTATCCCAACATAAATATATAACCGCAATGGGTCTCTTAGATTTAATGTTTATAACCTATCGAATCATGCCGTTTATTATGGTTTCGTTTCTGGTGATAATATCCTTGTTTTCCGGTGATATTTCTGGATTTTTTGTGCTGCTTGGATTGATCATATCTTCATTGGTAACGATTATTGTCTCGAAAAGTCCACCGATTGCTACGAATGTAGACGCCGACAAGTTATTAAAATGCAATCTGATAACACTTGGCGGAACGACATTGTCCAATTTGCCGCTGAGTACACATATATTTTCATTCATCTTTTTCTATTTTATATACGTAACTCGGCTAAACTTCAGTATGCAGTCAAATGCATTATTGTTGTTCCTCTTGGCGGGAATACTGACCGTAGATGTGGTATTCAATTATTTCAATTGCGTAAGTCAACTAATCTGGTTACCCCTTATAATTGGTGGTGTGTCGGGACTTCTATGGGCGGTAATGATCGGACCTCAGTTTCATATGGTACCAAAAGCGGAATCAACTCCCAGTTGTAAAGTCACCAATAAAAGCTATGGATGCAAGGTGAAACGAACGATATTGAGTTCTTAATTTGTAAAATAGAGATCTCGGTAGGTGAGAGAAGCCCCTGCGATGATAGACAAATGCAACAAGCAATGACAATATGCAGCGGACTTGATGTATTTACGATTATATATCCATATACTGAATGGATACATAATACTACCGAAAATCAGGGGACCTGAGCACAAGAGTCGATTTGATGTGAAAAAAGACAAATAGATGTGATAAGGGACAACCGACATGGCGACACACATATCGACGATCCGGCGGTAAGATTTGACAATGGGTCGTCGCCAATAGTTAATAGATGTTGCTAAGAGTGCAATCCCCATTGTACCGCCTACATAGTTCCCGTAATAAAATCCGGCAAATATGTTGATAGGATGGAATCCGCACATGTATAAAATATTTTGGTAGACCCCATCGGGATACGCAAGATCATCGTTATTTGGAGACATTTTTTTTATGATGAGTGGACCTTCGTTTCTTCTGACGGAATGATTTTCTGCGTGGTTTCTTGTGTGATTTACGTCGTCCACCTTTTTTTGGTGAATTGAGTGCGGCGATTACACCTTCGATCGATTCTTCTTCATTTATAATACGTTGTAAATCGGTACCAAATATTTTGTCTTGTAATTTTTCTACTAATTCTGGATGGTCTGACAAGCAATTCTCTTCATAATCACCTATATTAGATAAACAAACTTGAAACATAATAAAATCATTGCTTGTAGCAGTTTTAATAATCTCGATATCTGCTTTGGTAATATCGGAGGATGTTGATGCAGATGGCCGATCAAATGACGATGATGCAGATGGCCGATCAAATGACGATGGTGCAAATGACCGATCAAATGATGCAAATGACGGTGGTGCAGGTGGTGCAGATGGCTCATGAAATGATTCATCAATATTAGGTGACTTCGCATACTTATATTTGAATTTGTAAAATGGGGGCATTCTACTTCTAACCTTCTCCTTGCTACTTCGCTGTGCATATTCGAAGCCTAATTCACCTTTGTTATACATGTTATACATGGTTACAGCATTCTTGTTTAAAGCTCCTAAATCTGTTATAATCAAAATCGATTTATCTAACCGCGATTCCAATCTTTGTGGAGGTGTACTCAAATCTTGATTTTCAAAATCGCGAGGGCGTGCATCATTATAAATTCCGTAAATTTGTTTACCGTTGAATTCGGGGATTTTTAAAAATTGGTTTTCAATGTCTCTAAATGTCGTTGTACCTTCTTCAATTTTAAATAAATGTGTTTTATCATTTGACTCACCAAAGTCAACGTAAATTCGAATGTGACTGGACATTGTATACAAATACAATATACAATATATTTTTATACGCAAAATGCCTCCTTCTTATGGATCAAAATATTGAATATTGGCATTAATCCAGTGTTTGAGTTTTTCAACGATACGCATTCGTGCCAAATCATCCGCCATTAGCTTGACTGCACGTGTTTTGTCTTCAAAAGCGACAAAAAACTGTTTGATCGCCAAAACGGTGTTTGCTTGATCGTATGGGGGAATTTTATCGATTGTTAGAACTGGGTATCCTTTTCTCATATTCACATTGTTGTGAAAGGCAACAAATATATGAATCAAATCCTCTTTTGTCCGGATGTTGTTTACATTCACAGATCGCATATATTGGGAAGCATGTTCGGAACAAACCGGGCACGGCAGTACACTGCAAATCAAAATAATAAAATTGAAAAATTCGCGAATCACCAAATGAAAATATTCCGACTTCACTTTTTGTGCAGTGACGTGAAAAAACGTCCAAATCGGTTTCCCCCATCTCATTTTTGGTTTGTTGTCTGTTAACATAGGAGGAGTAGGAGTAGGAGGAGCAGACTGCACCAAGGGTCGATAAATGGGTTGTTTAAAATCAAATAGCATGGATTGTTTTTTAATATTATTATTATTATTATGTGCACTCGATGTTGTCTTTTTATGAACAAAGCTGAACATATGTTTATTATATATATTTGATAATAAATTTGCTAAACAACAAAACAAAACAAAACGAGATAAAAATAATATGAAAAAGAAATGTATATAATATGGCAAATAAAGGCGAATTGGTTCAATTAATTAAAGATTGGATGACAACAGACAATGAGATTCGCAGTATAAACAAAGAGCTTCGTGCCCGTAAAGAGAGATTGAAAAAGGTATCCGAGGATTTAATGAAAACCATGAAAGAAAATGAAATCGACGAATTCAATACAAAGGATGGAACATTGATGTATTCAAAAACGAATATAAAGAAACCAATTACCAAAAAGAGTTTAACCACGATATTATCAAAGTATTACAATGGAGACACATCCCAGGCAGTTGAAATGAACAACTTCATTATGAAGAATCGCGACGAGAGTGTGAAAGAGATCATCAAGTGCAAACCGATCAAGACATCAAAATCATCGGTCTAAACCAGTCCGAAAGCGGGAATACAGATTTTGCCATTAATGATGGTATATTTAGCGATAATCTCTGGGTCGAGTTTTTGGTCCAAAATGTCTTCTGTTTTGTAGACATTGTTGAACTTGTCGATGTAATAAACGATGCCCATGATGTTGGTGGCGGCGACATCGATGCTTTTTGTGCAAGGCGAGCAAGTTTCGTTCATGAGTCCATAGGGGGCACCCTTGGTGTGGGTTCCGCAGAACTCGGATCCGTCCTTTCGTTTTCGGGTGCATTGTTTGTTGTCGGCTCGTTTTGCGTTGCACCGGTTGTCGGTGGGGATCGAGTTCTGGATGCGTTTTCGTTTGGACAGATCATCCTTGGTGAATGCGATTTTATCGTAATCGTAGACAAACCCAATCAGTTCGTTTAATTTCGGCTTCGAATATTCGTCGAAATTTAATTCAATCGCTTTTGAGCGAATGTCATCTTTGAAGTTGACGAGAAAGGTATCGATTTTTGCATTTAACTTTTTAGGATCCATTGTTTATGATATTTATTTATGATTGAAAAAATTGTGCAATAGGTTTTCGGAGTTGTGATTATTGATTTCACCATCGATCATTTGTATGGATTCATACATTTTGCGCAGGACATCATTGGGGGCACTCGACCCGACCTTGATGAATCCTTTTTTTAATAAAAACTTGCGAATCTCTTCGATGGGTGTTTGTTTCAACAAGTATGAACTGGTAGTAACTCGTTTTCGAATGGTTTTGTTTGGCAAGAGAACTCCGACTTTGGGTTTATATTTGTCTTTCCCTACATGGTATGTTCTCCTCAAAAACCTTCGTTTATGTTTGTCTACTGGATTGACTTTTGATTTTTGTTTTGTCTTTTCTTTTAACAAGATTTCAGATGGACTTTTGATGCGTTCTGTGATGGAGTTTTTTACAGCATTCGTTTGTAGAGCATTCGTTTGTAGAGCATTCGTTTGTAGAGCATTCGTTTGTAGAGCATTCGTATGTAGAGCATTCGTTTGTAGAGCATTCGTATTTACAGCATTCGTTTGTAGAGCATTCGTTTGTAGAGCATTCGTATAGGGAACATTTACAGGAGACCCATTCGTTTGTACCGCATTCGTATTATACTCTGCTAAGTTGTCAATATGAATAACGTCATCATCTATCTGGATTGGAGGATAAGAAGTGACGTCAGCATTCTGAACCATCGGATTGGTATTCTTCATCATCCGGTCGTTATTCTTCATCGTCGTTCCATGAACATTACGATACGTCGGTAAACTTCCATTTTTCAAACAACCATATGAAGGAACTGGATATTGTTTTTTTTCCTTAATTGTATTGTTGAGTTTGGCGGTTGTCTCTTTTTTGTGATTATCAATAAATGTCTGCATGTAATCCACCGAGTTTTGGAAATCTGTTTCGAATTTTGAATCAGGAGGTGTGTCACTCAATGTCTTAAACTGTTGCTGTTGTGTTTTGCGTATTTCATCTAAAATCTTGCGTTTAATCGTTTTTGTGGTGGTTGGTTTGATTTTGATCGGCGGTTTATTATTAGAACGTTTTTTGGTGCCAGATGGGATTTTAAACAATTCCTCATTATATTTGACAATTCGGTTGGTACTCATGACTCTGATAATATTATATATACAATACAGTATTATTGCATCCAATCGCCGAAAGAATAAAGTCATAAAACAAATATGGAGGATCCCCTAAAATTAATAAACATGTTGCAAGAATTAATGCAATGCGAGAATCCGGGTTGTAAACCGGGTTTGGAAACAGAAGTGTTATCTCATCTTGGAGGTTACGTCGAAGAACCCTTTAAAATCATAGAGTCGTATTTCAATGGACGACATTCGTCGTGTCTTGTTCGTCATCAACTTGAATCCTATAACGACTGCATTAATCGTCAAATCCCCCAAACCATACAAATGTTCAATCCGGTTCATATCCGTTCTGAAAAAGACATTTTGCCCGACACTGACAAGTATTCGCTCGAAATCGAAATCATGTTTGAAAACTTGAAGCTGCATCCTCCGCAGATTTACGAAAACAACGGAGCAACAAAGGTCATGATGCCATCCGAAGCGAAACTAAGGAATGTAACGTATGCGTCCAATATGACAATTGATATTCATGTCACGTATCGTGTGCGAGATGCGATGGACGTGGAAAAACAAAGAGTTGTCAGAAATGTGATTCCAAAGGTCAGTATCGGCAAGTTTCCAATCATGGTGAAATCGTCCATTTGCGTGTTGACGCAAAATCCGCACATAAATCCCGTATTGTTGGACGAGTGTGCATTCGATCATGGCGGATATTTCATTATCAAAGGTTCCGAAAAAACGGTCTTGCAACAAGAGCGTGCTGCTCAAAACATCGTCTACTGCTACAACGGCAAAAACGCGGCAAAGTGCAGCTGGTATGCAGAAATCAAGTCTGTCCCCGACACCAAGTGCATTTCGCCGAAACAGGTTGAAGTAGAGATTACAAACAAAAACAACGGTTATGGATTGCCGATCAAGGTTGTGATCCCTCGTGTAAAAGAATCGATTGATTTGTTCGTGTTGTTTCGTGCTCTCGGCGTGACCACCGACAAAGAGATTTGTGAATTCATACTTTTGGACATTGACTGCGACAAACATTCGGACATCTTGGACTATCTGAATGCGTCGATCATCGAATCAAACGGCTACATGACAAAAGAAGATGCGTTGAAACACATCACCACCTACGTGGCATTCACGCCGATGAACATGGACAAGGAACAGGGTTCGCGAAAGAAACGCGATTTCGCAACAGATGTGTTGAACAACGATTTGTTTCCCCACTGCAAGACGAGTCGTCAGAAGTTGTATTTTTTAGGGTACATGGTAAACAAGCTGATTCAGACTGCACTTGGGTGGATCAAACCTTCCGACCGCGATTCGTACACAAACAAACGCATCGACATGACCGGAACCCTGCTGAACAATCTGTTCCGAAACTACTTCAACAAGTTGGTGAAAGAGATGCAAAAACACATATTGAAGGAGGTGAATGGCGGGTCTTGGCGGTCAACCGAAGACTATCTCGGGATTATTAACTCGGCAAACATTTGTAAGATTGTCAAATCAACGACGATCGAAACCGGCATCAATCGGGCACTCGCAACCGGTGACTTCAGCATCAAGCAGAGCAACAGCAGCAAAGTCGGCGTGGCCCAAGTGGTGAATCGCTTAACCACCGCGGCGACGCTGAGTCATATGCGACGAATCAACACCCCCATCGACAAAACCGGCGAGCTCATCGATCCTCGCAAACTCCATGGAAGCAATTGGGGATTTCTTTGTCCCGCCGAAACGCCGGAGGGTCAATCCATCGGCATTGTCAAAAGCATCAGCATTATGACGCATTTGACCATCAATACGAACAGCTCATCCCTCTACACGTATGTAGAACCGTTTATTAAATCGCTGAATGTCATTACCCCCGCAGTTGCGTTTGACCGAGTGAAGGTGTTTGTGAATGGCTGCTGGGTCGGTGTCACCGAAACCCCGTTGGAACTCTACAACGACATGAAAAACAAGAAACACCGAGGTATCATCAACATCTATACGTCGATTGTCTTTGATTACAAGATGATGGAGATACGCATCTGCAATGATGGCGGCCGCATGACCCGACCCTTGTTACGCGTTCGCGACGGAAAGGCATTGATTACATTGGACATTATTCGTGCATTGGAGTCGGGCGAGTTGGCGTGGAACGATCTGCTCACGAATTGCAAACTGAATCAGTCGGTCATTGAGTATATCGACCCCGATGAGCAAAACTTTGCCATGATTGCACTGAAGACGAAATCGGAATACACCCTTGCGGACACTGAGATTGCATACACCCACTGTGAGATTCATCCGAGCACGATTTTCGGCATCCTCGCGTCTTGCATCCCGTTTCCCGAGCACAATCAAGCCCCAAGAAACACATATCAATGTGCACAAGGAAAGCAGGCGATGGGCATCTACGCGACCAATTTCGATAAACGTTTCGACAAGACTGCGTATGTGCTGTCCTCCCCCTCCAGACCTTTGGTCGACACCCGAATCATGAACTGGCTCGACCTGGTGAAAATCCCGTCTGGACAGGTTATCCATGTTGCCATCATGTCGTATACTGGGTACAACCAAGAAGACAGTGTCTTGATCAACAAGGGCTCGATTGACCGCGGAATGTTTTCCACCACGATTTACCACACCGAAAAGGACGAGGACAAAAACATTGCTCGATTTGTCACCCGGTGTAAACCCGATCCCGTGAAAACCAAGGGCATCAAGTTCGGAAACTACGACAAGATTGATTCCACCGGATTCATCCCAGAAAACACCAAGCTCGACGATCGCGACATCATTATTGCAAAGGTTGTGCACATCAAAGAAAATCGCAATGACCCTACGAAACCCATCAAGTTCGAAGACCAGAGCAAGAGCATTCGAACCGCCGGTGAGGACATCTTCATCGATAAAAATGTAACGTGCAGAAACGGCGACGGATACCCCAGTGCCAAGGTTCGGACGCGGATTTATAGGCGACCCTGCATCGGAGATAAGTTCAGTTCCAGGCATGGTCAAAAGGGTACGGTGGGGTTGATCATCCCTGAATGCGACATGCCTTACACGAAATCTGGTTTGCGACCGGATATCATCATCAATCCCCACGCGATCCCGAGTCGCATGACCATCGGCCAATTGAAAGAGACCCTTCTTGGTAAAGTCTTGGTGCATCTCGGGTTGTTTGGCGATGGGACCAGTTTCGGCGATTTAGATGTGAAAACGATTGCTCGTCATTTGCAAAACCTCGGCTATGAGAGTTATGGGAACGACGTCTTGTATGATGGGCTGTCCGGCGAACAACTCGATGCCAACATCTTTATCGGTCCCGTGTTTTATCAACGATTGAAGCACATGGTCAACGACAAGCAGCACAGTCGATCGATCGGTCCGATGGTCAATCTCACGAGACAACCCGCCGAAGGAAGAAGCAGAGACGGTGGATTCCGAATCGGTGAAATGGAACGTGATGTAATGCTTGCACATGGCATCAGTCGATTTTGTCGCGAACGTTTGTACGACGTGTCTGACAAGTATAGTGTACATGTTTGTGATAAGTGTGGTATGATTGCTCAATACAACGATTCGGCGAAATTCAATTTCACTGTGCACAAATGTGGCGTATGCGAGAATGCCACCGAGTTCTCGTATGTAGAGGTTCCTTATGCGTTTAAACTGTTGGCACATGAGTTACAAACGATTAACTGTGTGCCGCGTCTTATGACGGAATAGACGTTTACGCGTTGGCCTTCCGCCTTTTATTATTTTTTTTTCTAACCTTTTATTAATTTTATCAATAAATTCTGTTATTTTTACATGGTCCGTTTTTGTTTTATTACTGTTTAAGTTGTTCAATAATGAAGTAACCAATTTGGGCTCCAAAAAGAATAAATATTCTAACTGTTTCTGAATCGCTGGATCCAATATTGCATCAGGTTTATCAATTGTGTACATAGATTTATAATACTGCATAAATTCTTCAAATGTTGTAAATACATTAATTATTTTTGTTAGATCAATGTCGCTTCCCGGAAAATTTGAGTTTAGGGAATCGTTAAGGATCTTTTCCAAATCTGTAGAAAGCAAATCCTCCTTGATACTGTTCAATAATGTGCCCTTATCGCCATATTTAATAACAAGACGCATTTTTTCGTGCGTGAATGGATCTTCTAAATCCATGTATTCTTTGCTTGATCCTTTAATCCAACTTATAACGTATTTATTTACAGTCTCGTTGTCCCATCCATCTAAAGTATCTTGATTGATTGACTCCTCCATATTATTAAGGTTTTCATATGTAAAAACACGTCTCCTGGTATTATCGATTTCTTTATCTGAACCTGGATTAAATTTTGTGATACGTTCGTTAAATCCATCTTCGATCTCTTTAGAAAAAGGAGGAGGAGGAGGAGGAGGAGGAGAAGACAGAGAAGAAGAAGACAAAGAAGAAGAAGACAAAGAAGGAGGAGGAGGAGGAGGAGAAGACAAAGAAGAAGCCGACGATGTCATTCCTTTGCATAATGCATCACACAGCTGAAAAAAATTGGTCTCAGTAGTATTTAAATATTTTTTACATTCATCAATCCATGCATTCAAGAACTGAAACAATATGATATTGACCTTATTATTTTCCAAATAGGTAATTACATTCCTTGTCGTCAGAAATAGATCTCTTGCGATATTGATGTTAATACAATTTTCAACTTCTCTCATCTTCTTCAACAAAATATCAACGGTTGCCATCTTTCCATAAACATTCTCTAATTTATTAAGTTGTATATATTGTTGCAATGCTTCGTCAGGTGTCTCAATAGAAGACAAAGAAGACAAAGAAGAAGAAGACAAAGAAGAAGAAGAAGAAGACAAAGAAGAAGAAGACAAAGAAGAAGAAGAAGGAGACATTAGTTTGCACATGGCATCACACAGCTGAAAAAAATTGGGTTCATCACTATTACCCAGGGCGTCATGACATTCCTTAATAAAAATATTGAAGAAAAGAAACGCTGACGTGATGTACTCTGTTCTGTTTTCCAAAATATTAATTATAGTAGTAGTTGTAACGCGCAAGGTTTTACTGTTATTGTCATTCAAACATTTTTCAACTTCTTTCATCTTACTCAAAAAAATCTGAATGGTTGCGTTATCTCCATAAACCTGTTTTAAATTGTTAGTTTGTATATGTTCTTGCAATACTTCGTCTGGTGAAGGCAAAGAAAAAGAAGATGCCATAGGACGGACGATAGGACGGACGTTCTCCGGTTTCACAGTAATCGGTCTGTTCGAATTATCGTAAAAAATAATAAAATTTCCGTCAGATTTTACTACATCAAACATTGCTTTGTACCAATTACCGTGAAAAGCGACTTCTATTTCATCATTCTGTTTATATGGCGAACTCGCATTCGCATTCGCATTGACATTCGCACTGACATTCGCATTGACATTCGCACTGACATTCGCATTTGGATTTGCATTCGCATTCGCATTCTGGTTTTGATTATCCATAATATGCAACCCTTCGTAAAAATCATTTACCGCATCTTTTAATTCGTCCAAATTATTAATATTACGTGTAGATAAAAATTTATTAATCGGGGGATTATTTTCATATTTACTTGGATAGGTTCTGTTAATATGGATTCGTAGGAATTCAAAATCGTCATTCTCCATAATATCAACTGACGCACCAACCACATCATTCCAATTAAAAAAGTCCTCTTCTTTGTACCCAGACGTGTTCCATGTACGAACATATTTCGAAGTCACACTTTCATATGCACCTTGCTTGTCATAAACATATATTACAAATATATCTTCTTTTAAACGATTACGTAAACTTGCAACCAAGCTTGGCATGTTGTCAAATTGTTGAACCACTGGACCAAGCGAATCCAGAAGTACATATTTCTTATTTATTTTACTGATTGCCACATAGTGACCACCCGCTTGGTTTGTTCGCAATATTGCACCGATGCATCTTTGTTTTTGCAGATTTATTATCGCTTCTTCATTCAAAAATGGTCTATAATCGACTCTGTATCCCAATATACTCTTTAATAGTTGTTCAACCCCATTGACTTCCATTTCGCCATTTGGTCTACATACATTATAGCCTTGATCAGCCATGCCAGGTAAATTATTAAATGTTTTGCAATAGTCACTAAAACTCAATTTTAAATCTTTGGTTAAGGGATTTTTGCTGTTATTTGTAACTCCGTCACCGGTTATAAACTTTTCTTCCTGAAGCAAATTATTGGTTGCATGTTTTGCACAAAGTGATGATTCTTGTCTCTCAACAAAAATATTATTGGGGGTAATTAGTGCGGGTTGTTGTTGAATCAACTCGTCAAGTATATCATTGAAATTCTTATTTTTTTTATTATAAGTTTCACGAACCAATTCTTCGGGAACATTGGGTAACATTTCCTGCAATAATTTTAAATCGACTTCGTCTGTATCGGGCATTAATTTAATAAGTTCATTCACAATATTATTTATTACAATATCTGCCATCTCGTTTGTATTGAGATAGCGATCATACACCTCTTTAACTGCGGTTTCTTCCAAATTGTTGAATATATTTGTAAAGTACTCGAGTGGAGGCAATTGATTCGGAACAGAAGAAGGAGATGAAGATGAAGATGAAGATGAAGATGAAGATGAAGATGAAGATGAAGATGAAGAAGGGTTGGCTGTTATTGAAGGACCGATTTGTATAGAAGAAGATGACTTATCATCTATTTCAGATGGATTTATTATGAATGGACGGGATTGTGATGAGTTTTCTGCTTCAAGTGTGTATGTACCGTCGTTGTTGACACTGATAATCCTATATTTGCCATGTTGGTTTTTTAAAGAAACAATTTCGTCAACCTTGTAAATGAGTGAAGAAGGAACAATTGTTGAAGAAACATTTGTTGAAGAAGAAGTATTTGAAGGAACACTTGTTGAAGAAGAAGTATTTGAAGGAACACTTGTTGAAGAAGAAGTATTTGAAATAACATTTGAAATAACATTTGAAGCAGAACCTTTCGAAGTAGAACCTTTTGAAGAAGGATTTTTCGAAGGAGGATTTTTCGAAGGAGGAACACCAACAGGAGGAAGAACAATAGAAGGAGGAGCGGGGGTCAAAGCTGCAATAACCTTTGACGTATCATTCGTATTTTTTTCTAACAAATCGTATATTAGTTTATTAGCTGCATTCGGAAACTGAATTTTAACAATTTCGAATGCAGTTTCTTTCGCATCACGTTTATCTGAATTATCTAAATAAACTGTCAATTTAGTTCCAAGTAGAATATCATATTCGGCACGAATTTTTTTTACAATTTGATCATCCGATACTGATTTATCATCAATATCTTTCTTGATATCATTCTTGAAACCATTCTCGAAATCATTAAAATCAATACCATATTTCAACAGTTTTCTTTTCACAGAAGCCTCCTTAGTAAAGTAGTTACCAAGGTCTTTCGCACCCTTGTTGAATCCCTGACTTAAATCAGTAAGTGTTTTATTCAATTCGTTTTTAAAATTTATTCCGCCTTTTATTTTTTTCTTTGTATAAACGTCTCTCTGTCGTTTGGACCTTGTCATAATATATTATACATTGTGACAAAAAAAGCAGCAAATATGCCTCCAATAAATTATGCGGGGGGGTTACAATTTGCCTTTGCTTCGGCCTTTGCTTCGGCCTTTGCTTCGGCCTTTGCTTTGGCCAAGGCGTCGGGTCCCTTGGTTAAGTCTTTGTCTCGAATTCATTCCACCTTTCATAGCTTCTTCAACTATTTTATTAACATCACCATTATTTTTTACAGTCTCTTCAATTTTGTCTATAGTGTTTTCACTTACATTGAACTCATTTGTTAGAAGATTACTAAGATACTCGACACCTTCGGTCGTTTTGATTGATTCTGCCATTCCAATTGCTCCTCCCTTATACTTGGATTGATATGCAATAATAAGTCCAAGCAAAACCAAAAGTATTGATCTTATACTCACATCTTCGATATGAGTGCGTAAATAGTCTACAAAATCCTTCACCGTTTTCGAATGGTCTACTGCATCATTGATTTCTTTCACATCATTTGGAAAACTGTCTTTCAAGTTATCTGCAATAACAGTTAGATTGGGATTGCTGCTGGTATTTGAATTGTTGCTGCTGGTATTTGAATTGTTGCTGCTGGTATTTGAATTGCTGCTGCTGGTATTTGAATTGTTGCTGCTGGTATTTGAATTGCTGCTGCTGGTATTTGAATTGCTGCTGCTGGTATTTGAATTGCTGCTGCTTGAACGACGATGACGGACATTATTTGGATCCATTAAATCCCTTTTATTATACATCGAAGAAGAGGAAGACATTTCTCTAAGTTGTGTTTCTGTATTTATATATGCAGGTAGAGGATCGTTCTCAATATTCGTATGATACACTTGAGTAACAATATCTTTCGGTAAATTCGGAAACTGTTTAATCAGTTCTACTGTTGCCATGTCTATAGCACTATGTGAACTATTGCCGTGTTGTTGAGAGGAATTCAATTCTTCAAGCTCGGTTATAGTACTATTTATGATTGCTTCTTTTGTATATCTACTATTATTATTGCGATTATACACTTGGATGATTACGTCTTGTTGTAAATTAGGAAACATCTCCACCAAATTAAGAATGTCATTCGATAAAACACTTTTACTTTTTTCTAAATTTGTCTGATTCTCATTAAGAATATTTGTTAAAATTACATCATATTCTTCGTTATTATCAAAATAGCTTTCAAAATGGGGTATAGAATTCCAGTCAATATTTAGTGTCGCCAAATCGCGTTTCATCCTTTCCATGTTGACAATTTTTTTTGCATTCTTTTTAAGTCGATTAAACATTCCGCCTTTCTTTGTATAAACGAGTCTCTTTCGTTTGGACCTTGTCATGATATGTATATTATATATCGTGACAAAAAAACAGTATCTTTGGTTGGTTACTATTCTATCCTGTTTCGGTTGATCATGTCTAAAAATCCCTGCGGTTTGGGTTTTGTTGCTGATTGAGTTGCTGATGAATTATTGTCTGGAGGTGCTTGTGCAGGGGTTTTAAATTTAAAATTTGCAAAAGCATTATTCCCATTACTACCAAAAGGATTATTGGCTGGACGTGCATTGTTCCCATGTACGGTACCCGGTACTGGGGGTTGTTTGCTTTGTGCTGCTTGTGCTTGTAATGCGTCAGCTTCTGCTTTCTCTTTTCTTAATTTGTTATTAGCAGCAATCAAGGATAGTTTATTTGGTTCTGACGAAATCGGTGCGGTCGACTTCATTTTGGTATACGTCTTCGCGACAATGGGGTTAACTGGCGGTTTCATGAACTCTTCTTTATTTAACTCTTTATATAGTTTAGATGCTGCCTTTGTCGCATCCATTTCAGCCTGTCTTGCCAGTTTAACTTCTGTCATATCACTTTGATTGATACCCTTAACCGCTGTAATGGCAGAAACATTTTCATTAGAATAACTTGAATCCGACATCTTCTTAGGAGCTTCATCTATAGTTTTGTCACTTAAATCGATATTAGTATGTTCTAAAAAGTCTACTTTTTTTTTTGGATCATTTGGATCATTTGGATCCGGTATATTGTATATTTTATTTCGTTTTTTCAGTGATTGTGAATGATACAATGCCTTCACTGTTTGTTCGATTTCGGATTTAAGACGATTTTTTCCTTCCGCACCTGTTCCTGTGAAAATCTCAGGAAAATTCCTCAATATCGCAACTTGCTCCCGTATGTCAAAACTGTTATCGCACTTTTTTAAATCAACGAGATTTTTACTGTTTATCTCGTCTGGTGTGTTAGTTATCAGTTCGAAACATTTTCGTCTTGAATCATCTTTCAAGTATTTTGCAATTTCTTCAGGAACTCCCGCATTTATAAGGTCGTTTATAGTTGCAGTGGAAAAATTTTTAGGAATTACCTTCTTCATCTCTTTGTACCATTTTTCAAAAACTGGTTCAACTGATTTTTTCCATATTTTATCCTTTTCATTCATCTCTCGAATAAACTCTGGATTTATCGACCTACTTTCATATAATTCTTGATTAGCGTCACTTAATTCTTTTATTTTCTTTTTATTTTCTTTAGTATCCTGCAAAGATGCAAGTTCAGTATCATTTTCCGCAATTTTTGTATTAATGTAATCTAAAGAATATTGTGGAACAACTTTAATATTGTTCTTTACAAGCAATTCTTCTAGTTGTTTGATCGTTTGTAAGAGGAGTTCTTGTTCGGTTAACCCACCAAGAGCAGTTCCCAATCCAGGTGCAGCATTTTGTATAAGTGCAGCAGCATTTGGCAATCCAGGTGCAGCATTTTGTATAGGTGCAGCAGTATTTGCCAATCCAACTACAGTATTTGGCAATCCAGGTGCAGCAGTATTTGCCAATCCAACTACAGCATTTTGTATCGGTGCAGCAGTATTTGCCAATCCAGGTGCAGCATTTTGTATCGGTGCAGCAGTATTTGCCAATCCAACTACAGCATTTTGTATCGGTGTAGTAGCACTCGACAATCCAACTACAGTATTTGGCAATCCAGGTGCAACATTTTGTATAGGTGCAGCAGTATTTGGCAATCCAGGTGCAGCAGTATTTGGCAATCCAGGTGCAGCATTTTGTATCGGTGCAGCATTTTGTATCGGTGCAGCATTTTGTATCGGTGCAGCATTTTGTATCGGTGCAGCAGCATTTGGCAATCCAGGTGCAGCAGCATTTGGCAATCCAACTACAGCATTTGGCAATCCAACTACAGGTGCAGCATTTGCTAACTTAGCTGTTAACTCTGCGATTATTTTTTTCAACCGATCTGTTTCTGCTTGTTCTGCTGCCAATCGAGCAACTTCTGCCAATCGAGCCGCTTCCAATCGAGCCTGTTCTATTTTTTCTGCCGCCAACCGATCCGCTTCGATCTTTTCCATCTTTTGTTGTATATCGGCGATTTCTTTTGCCAACTTATCCTTTTCTGCTCGTGTTTGTGCCAACGCGAGTTCTGCTTCCGCCTTACCTTTTTGTGCTTCCAATCCATCCGATTCGATCTTTGCCAACCGATCTTTTTCTGCTTTTTCCGCTTCGAGCCGATCCGATTCGATCTTTGCCAACCGAGCCTCTTCTGCTTTTTCTGCTGCCAACCGATCCGATTCGATCTTTGCCAACCGAGCCTCTTCTGCTTTTTCTGCTGCAATCCGAGCCGCTTCGATCTTTGCCAACCGAGCCGCTTCCAACCGATCCGTTTCGATCTTTGCCAACCGATCTTTTTCCGCATCGACGGCCGCAATCAGTTCCGTTTTGACCTTCTCTAACACATTCTGCGGTGGTGGGCGAGTTTCAACGCGTTTTCTGAATACAGGCGGATCAGGGGGGTCTACATGAGTTTTATCAAACATATCATTCACTGCATTTTCAAACTCATTGATATCGTTAATTGTATCAAGATCATCCGGAATAGAGTCATTATCGCGCAGATTTGTTACAAGTTTGGTATACTCTGGATCTTGCGCATAACCAGCAGGTGGAAGTATATGGTCTTTAATTTTTTGCAAGTCCTTGGTTCGCGTGAAATCAAACATTGATTTAAACATTCGTAGGTCTGCCACATAGAAATTTATATTGTGTTTACTATAATCGCGCAATACGAAGAATGCATTCGTATAAACCTGGATATGCAAATGCGCATCGGTATGGGTGTTAAATTGTTTTATTTCACCATTTGATCCAATATATGTATACCGTAAATTATTGGATCGATAATATTTGGTAATTACCGAAAAGGTGCCTCTTAATTCAATTATCATACCAAAACATCTTCTTAAACCTAAAAGGTTGTCGCCTATATCGATACACTGATACTCCGATAAAAAATTCTTTTTTAATTTGTCGATCGTAGAATACTTGGAAATGTCGGCGAACTTATCGATTTCATATATCCTGCATTGGAAAAGGTTATTAATTGCATGTATACCGCAATTTGGGAAAATCTGTTTTTCTACATAATCAGGATAATAATCGTCTATATTTGTTGTCGGAATGATTGGAGGGTTGGTCGGAGTATTGCTCGCGGCAGATTTGAAAAAAAAATTTTTTACACCCGCATTATAATCATCAATCAAACTGTCTTCAATAAGTGAGGTATCTGTCAAGATCAAAATTGAGTTACCATCATTAGAAATTTCGGTACCTTTAAAAGCGTGAGTCAAATTGGTAATTTTTTTTCCATCCTGACTCATATCTCGAACCGGATCAAACCGAGAGTACACTCCTAAAATATATTTACCTTTGTTGAGTATAATGTCATTTTCAATATCGTCGATTTTTGTGTCTGCATCAATTGTTTTATAAGGTTTATCATCTAAATCTAAAAAGATTTGTGTTGTTAAAGGTGGTGCAGATGTTGGAATCTTATTTATTGGAGGTTTTTGTGGTGGTGTACCTGCACCTCCAGATTGTTGTCCTATTGCAGACAGGTTTTTATTTTTTATTGTTTTATTTGATTTACTGCTTTTATTTTTTCTCCCACTTGATGACATGTTTATAATAATATCATAAAATAAATAATTTTAAGGAACGATGACTGATAAAATCGAAACGATGACTGACAAAATCGAAACGATGACTGATAAAATCGAAACGATGACTGACAAAATCGAAACGATGACTGACAAAATCGAAACGATGACTGATAAAATCGAAACGATGACTGATCGAATCAACATCGCATTAATGGGTGGCGTCAACGCCGGAAAATCGACTACCCTAAACAGCATCTCAGGGCAAACTCTTGCTCATTGTCACTTCCGACGTGCCACAATGGTCCCGGTAGTATACGTCGAAACTGAAACCAACACATGCGACCGCGATGCAGTATACCGAAAGATATCCCAAAAGAACAAAGAAATCATTGAAAAAACAGAAGCCGGTGAACAAGTGCCGAAAGAAGAATACGGCGAGATGACATTCGGGATCGGCAAACTCGACATGAAAATCAGTGACGAGGCTACAATCGCCGTATACGACATACCCGGCCTAAATGATCTACTCACCAGCCAGATCTACTACGACTACTTGGATTCGAGCTTTCACAAGTTCAACATCGTGATTTTCTTTGTCGACATCCGATCGGGGCTAAACACCTCCGACGAGTACGCCATTCTCGATTTCATAACGACCATGACGAAACACCAACGGGACAACAACGGGCGAGATATCTACACATTAGTCGTTGTCAACAAGGCAGATGACATGCAGTTAAAGCCGGGTACGGATGAGGTGATGGTCACAGGTGAATTACAAGAGATGTTCGACCACGTTCATCGCACCGTATCCGACGAGTTTCGCAGAAAGTCCATCGAAAAACAGTTGATCGGGATCATTCCATTGTGTGCATACGATGCGTACCTGTATGGTATGGTTAAGAAATTCGGTGATGATTTCAAACTGACGCCAGAACAGATTTTGAAAATCGGCACAAACGAGACCGGAAAACGGTTCAGCACATTTACCCCCGAAGAACAATCCACAAAGGTTTATCATATTTTGAATGATACACGGTTTGTCGAGACGATGATTCAGTTGTCTGGGTTCGGGAAATTCGAACAGATTTTGAAAAAGTTTTTGCTAAAGAACGACAATGGAAAGAGGTTACGAATCGACAATATCTTGTATGAACTGAAGAGTCTTACACCCATTACTCGAGACGGTTACCGAAACATGTTGTCACTAAGATCGCTCATTAAGCAGTACACAAAGGTCTACAAACCACTCGAAAGAATTGACGAAAATATGTACATTCAGTATATGCAAGAGTTTGTCGACAAACTGGTGCGGATGTTCGAGGCAGAGATACTGGTGATTACCGAGATCCAAACTCTGATGGAGTATTATGATACATTTATCGATACGATTATGAAACCGGATTTCAGCGAATATTATGACGTCGAGCAGTATTCGATTTGTTTGAAAATGCATGCGAAAACGATTCTGATGCGTGTGTTTGAAAGGGCTGTACAAGAGGATCAAATCATCGATGTGTTTTGCAAATTGGATAAGATCGGGTTGTTTACACAGCACAATGTGAGCGAGTTGTTTGCATGTCTCTATACGAATCCGAGGAAACAACACACGATCACTGCGTTCAATGACGATTCCACTGAACTCATCAAGTTGTTGGAGAGATGTGCGGAGTATGATGTGACGAAGGTGTTGCGATTTATTCTGATCAATCGATTTGAAAGCAAAACGCGTTTGTATGATCGTTATTTGATGTATAGAGTGCAGGATGAGATCGTCATGTCGACTTACATCCAGAGTATCATGCCGGCACCTACTGTCGAAATGATATTGTCGGAGATTGATATACAACACCCGATGTATGCATTGGATCGGTTTTATTTGCAATTGAGTCGCCAAGGGATGGTTTCGCGTATCTAAAATAAGGAAACCACGAAAAGGAACCTACGGTTCCTCTTTAACTCCTCCCTTAAATTAAGGAAACTGCTAATCATTCCTCTTTTATGCTTCGCTAATCCTCGACCTTCCCTCTTTTATGCTTCCCTTAAAGGAAGGATCATAAGGAAACCTTGGTTTCCTTATTATAAAGCAGCAATGGTAGAAGCATTCGCAAGTTTTATAAGCAGCGGTGCTTTTACAGTCCGTGTGATTAATGTGGTTGTCGCCACGGTTGTTTGCGAGAAGTTTACTGTATTATAACTGGTTGTTTGGCTGTAATTCATTTCTGCATACGACGGCCCGGAATTATTCAAAGGCATAAATCCTTCCGAATCGATGTCCAAATTCAATGTGATGGATGTTCCAGTTGGGACCCAAATTAAATCATCGGCTACAAACCCGTCTTCAATACCATAATTGCTTTTATAGACTGGATCGACCGCAGTCCCCGAACCTTCTACACGATTCCCATTTGCGTCTGTTGTAACGGGAGTGCGGTTTCCAAAACAATTGGCATCAATGGCATAACGCAGCAGCTTTGTGATATTACTGATAGTGATGCTTCCAGATAAATCGTTAATATAGCTTCCAAATGCGGTTTGTGTTTCTCCGTGCATCAATCGAATAAACGATTGATTATTAAACTCATTATTCGTATCAATGCTAAACTCAGATGCGGCTGCAAATAACGATGAAAACCCACCATCAAAACCAAAGTATGAGCTCACATAATTTTTAAAATCTAAATAAAGTGTTGTATATTTACCGACAGAAATCACTTGTTTTCCATTCAAATTGATTCCAGATTTAAAATCGGCGTTTGAAATGGTGATTGAGCTGATTTCATTTCCATTGGAATCCATGAAAACATCTTCTACTTTTTCAAACGAGGATGAAACTATGCCATCATTTGTGGAATTTTTATAGAGACCCAATTTTGCATTGAATGTTGCCACGTCAAATAGAACTTGAACAGAATCGGTTACGTCAAATCGCGGAACAACGTCAAACTCTCTAAATGATGGGTCGAATACACGTTCCATTTGGAATCCACCGGAAGCAACAAAAGCATAAACATTGTCTCTATAAAAAGTGGAATTGTTTATATTAATTGGATATTGTGGCATAGACAAAGACATGCTTATATAGATTACATCTTCATAAAAAAATATTATAAGAACCATGTCAGAAACATTTACGAAACGAAACTATTCGATTTTAACGTCATTAAACGATGACAAAACGATTTATATAAAAATAACCGATACTGTTAATTTTATATGCTATGAAGAAAACATACAACAGAGTGAGTTGCGAAAAGACATTACTCTCAAAAATCACTACGAGCTGATTCAGAAATGTTTCGCGTCGGAAACCGGATTCGCGGTCTACATATGTGTAACCGACCGGTGTTTGCAATTGAAGTTTCATGCGATGGTGGGCGGGTTTTTGCAGATCGATTTTGTCTTGTTCATCAAAGAGAAGATCTTGTCAAACGATGGGCAATTGACTGCAAAAATAAATCGCCAAGACATGGCACTGCAAACCGTGATTGTCCAATGCCAAACCCTTGCCGCCGAGATCAAAAAGTTGCAAGATATCATCGATCGCATTGAGATTTGTACAAGCCCGCCTGCACATTGGGCTGACAAGAGTTATGTTGCCCCGCGAATCTCTTCTACTGAACTCACACTTGCAGACAATCAAACTGGAGGCGTCATTTATCGAAATGTCGCGTCATTCTATCAGTTGCGAAAGCTTACAATTCGACCGTTTACAAGTATGCATAATCTCACGACAATTGGTTGCAATCCCACGATTATCGAGATGGAATTGGATTGTGCTGCAAACGGTACATTCAATTCACTGGATGGGATCGTGGGCTTCCCTCAATTGCAAACATTGACTGTGATAAACTCACCGAACTTGACAAACGTGGTTAACACGTTCAAGAAGCAAAAACAAAAGTTGCCGACATCATTGAAGTTTGTAAACTGCCCAAAAGTGAACGTGGTAGAGATGCAGACATATTGTCTGGAAAACAAGATTACGATTGCATTTTCATAGATTGCATTTTCATAGATTGCATTTTCATAGATTGCATTTTCATAGATTGCATTTTCATAGATTGCATTTTTTATTTTATTTTATCTTAACAAATTCGATCAACTACTTGTTTCGCAGTGCTCAACGCACCTTCGATCCATTGTTGCGATTCCACCGAATAATGCTCTCCACAAATGTAGAGAGGGATGTTGGCAAATGGTTGCAAAAAACGCGATCCCAACGCATTACTGTCGGCACCGACGCCCCAATATCCGACGCCACACTTCCAATGAAACACCTTGGTCGCGATGGGGGATGGGATGTCGATCCCGAGAGTTTCCTTGTAAAGCTTCACCAACTCTTGGTTGACACCCTTTGTCCCCTCCTTTTCGTAAAGTCGCAACCAAAAGTCCGCGAAATGGTGATCGGTGTACGAGGCCATGATGACGCCAGAATTCGGGTCGATGGGGATGATGATGCGTAGATTGTTGTTGGTAGTGATTTTCGGCAGATTGCGTATCCACGCGTTTTTCCGGTTGTTCATGTCGAATTTGCAGTAAATGCGGCACAAGGGAAAGCATTTGATATAATCGAGCTCCTTATAAATGGGTTTGAAAATTGCGAGTTTCTCCAGCCCCTGTTTGGGAACCGCAAAGACACAGTGGAGCGATCGGTATTCGGCCGTCTTTGTCTTGATTACGAAATGGTTTTGCTCATGTTTTGCGGAGAGCACCTCCATCCCTGTGAACACGCGTCGTTGTTTGTGGTTAAGAGTCTGAACGAGCCGGTTAATGAGCTGGGTCAACCCACCTGCCAAAACGAAGAATCGTTGTCTGGGATTCAACCCTCCCTCCAACAAGGCGATGCAGTCGTAGGCGTTCATCTCGACCAACTCGGTAAAATATCCGAATGCGTCGTGGATGTGTTGGACCTCTTCCTCTGGAAGAACATTCTTTGCAAGGTCGGTGAAGGTTCTTGACATGAGATTATCGCGAGTCTCGAATTTGCTGGCGATGATGACCCGGGTGATCAAGGGTATAATGGGACTCGGACTGTTCACATACATCTCGCTTAAAAGGTCGAAGAGGTTGGAAAAAGGGTTGATATGAATCCGGTCATCGAAATCAAACACAGAGTTGTATAAAGAGGAGGTGCCGTCAGCGGGTGAATAAAATGCGTCGGGAGAAGCGTCGACGATCTTTGAATCCAGCTTGAGATCCTTCAATAGATCGAGTAGTAGTTGGTGGTTTTCGGAGAATCGTGCCCCGCCTTTCTCAACCGTCATGTATTTGTCTGAGTAAGTGAGAAGTCGCCCGCCTAAATATTTTTCTTTTTCCAATACAATGAATTGGTGGTTTGGATCGCGTTTGTGTAATAAGTATGCGGAATAGAGGCCGGCGATCCCGCCTCCCACAATAATGGTGTCATAAAGTTCCATATATATAATTGTGATGTTTAAATTATATATATTCCGTCGTTTATCTCCTATGTCGACTCACTCGATTACTTCGACGTATTACTGAGGGAGCAGGGTCACGACTATTACTGTATAAGGATTCATCATATGAACTGGAATCATCATACTTCGAACTACGATGGATGTTTGAATCGGACGATTCTTCAGATTGTCTCAATTTTTTTTTCGCGTTTTGTACTTTTATTACAAGTTGATGCTGTTGTTTCGGCGTTCCTCGTAATAAATAGTATACCGCTGTGCTTGCAGTTATACCTGCTGTTGCCAACACAGCCGGATTCTGAATCGCAGACAAGAAAGTAGGTTTACATAATTGTGCGATTTGATCATTACTCCTACAAACACCCACTATAGTTTTCAAAACACTACTTCCAATTTCGTATAGTCCCTCAAAACTACCTCCACGAAGATGATTTTTCTTGGTTTTCCTAAATTGCATTTAACGTATAATATTATGATATATATAATCTTGTAACTACGAGTGTGTTGTGTATTCTTTGTTTTAATTTGTTAATAAGAAGACAATGTAAAAGATACAATCAATTATTCAGATTTTGACTCCCACAATAATGGTTTATATATATTCTGTCGTTTTTAGTTGATTCTATTAGTGTGAATAAACTCTATCGTCGTTTGTTTGATTTATTACGCCTTCTACGTTTCTTACGAGTTCCTCCCATAATGCCTGCTGCATCATTGAGATTGCCTGCTGCATCATTCTGGATGTTGCCGGCTGCATCATTCTGGATGTTGCCGGCTGCATCATTCTGGATGTTGCCGGCTGCATCACGATTGCCTGCTGCCACATTGTTTATTGTTCCTCGTACACTAAGTGGAACAAGTGTTAATTTATATTCATCTAATACATCTAAGTAATTTGTGATAAACCTCTCCATTACGTCTTTTCCAAAGATACTGGCAAGTTTGGAACGAGACATTTCAGTTGGCGTTACTCTAATTGGCAACTCTTGATTAAGACAAAGGTATAATGAATCATCAGTCTCATCATTTACCTGTCTTTCTGGAAACCCAATCTTCGACCCAGTAATCAATATATATAATTGTTTCAAATACGTGACGATTATATCACAATATCTAATACGTTTATTAGTATAAAAATCAATAAATTGTTCGCGGCTGATAAAATTTTTATCAAACCAATCACGAGTATATCGGTTTGTAAGAAGTCTTTTACCAGCTTGTGTGAACATGGACGTATTCGACTTTAATACAGCGTTCACTACATCTCCTTCTCCAAAATATATCCACGAAACAAGCTCTTTCATATTTAGCATTTTACTGTAAACATCTAACCTTCCAGATCGTTTGTCCAAATCTGTTCTAAACTTTCTTGAATATAACTTTAAAGTTGCATCTCCAATAATAGGGTATGTAATCCCAGATCCTCTCTGCTGGCGTCTTGTTAGTTTTTTCATTATATATTAAACGCATATTTTGAATTTGTTAAATAACTATACTTCACAAAAAATATATACACAAAGTCCATAGATTTCATAATCGATTATTCAGATTTTTACTCCATAGTGCTTCATGGACTGGGTGTCATCCGCAGTGATTTTGTATTTACTATCATACAGTGAAAATCCAGCGGTCAAAACGTCGGATTGGATTTCGACAATCAGTTCACACCAAGAGTTTGGTACAATGGTGATTGTATAGGTCGAGTCGATGTTAGCAATCGAGTGCATTTTGTCAATGTCTCCATAGTGTTGAAAGTATCGCATCACATTGTCCAAGTTATAAGACAATGGCAGTCCATGAACAACCAGGTTCATTCTTTGAAAGTAGCGTTTCGGTTCCTCCTCATCATCCTCGTCGGATATGATTCGATCGTCTGCATAATCGCCGTTGTTTTTCTCTTTTGTCTTCTCCTTTGGCTTCTCTTTTGGTCCCTCATTTGGGTCAATCCCGGAAGCAATCTTCAAGTTGCGGTCTCGTTCTTCTCTTCTCTTTTCTTTCTGCTCATTGAGTTTGTTATCGATGCGGGAAATGTCTTCTTCAGAACACACATAATGTTTTTCACGATCGAATGAAGACTTTTTGCCATATTTTGGCTGTTTTTTGTCGTTGTCTCGTTGTTTCGGCATGGTAATTGTTTTATGATTTTAAGGAAACCAAGGTTTCCTTATGATCCTTCCTTAGAATTAACTATCAATACAAATTATGCAATATATTTGATAGAAAAAAATGTTCAATATACTATATATATAATATGACACCAAATCCGTTGATGTTTCTTGTCGGTTGCATCGGCACGCGTTTATTATTCACATATGCAGCGATGACATATTTAGCTTATTTGCCATACATGGGATATATAGCCGCATTGATATCTCTCGGCTTCTTTTTCATATATTTTACAGGAATTCGTCAAACCGGCGTTGAAACCGGAGGCAAACCCATTTGGTGGAATCATCTAAGACCCATCCACGGCGGTTTGTATGGACTGTTTGCATACGCGGCAATCAACGAACGCAGTGATGCTTGGAAAATCTTGTTTGTTGACACCATGCTTGGGTTGTTGGCATATATTATCAAACGCATTTAATCATTTAATATATTATATATATTATATATAATGGATCCGACTACTTACACTTTACACAAAGGAACAATTTTGTATCGCGGCGACACGCCTTTTTATTTGAAAAACAAAAACCAACATCCAGAATCGTTGTTTTTAGAACCAAATAAACCAATTTTTTTCGCACTCAGTCCAGCCGATGTAGAGCAATATGGTATAATATATGGATGGGAAGTTCCATATGATATTGTGCTGCCATTGATAGATAACCCCCATGTTATGAAAGAAATATATGATAAGGCAAATAAAAGACCCGACGTTCAGACCGTAATGAGAAAAAACTACGGATACAACCCCCAAACAATGAAAATCGGCGATCGCGATTCTATTTTTGAGAAGGATGTTGTGTTCTACAGATATTTGTGTGAAAATGGATATCCTGGATATGCATCAAATGATTTAGAAGACGGACAACGTTTTTCCTACGAGATTATGGTATGTAATTCAGAGGATTATACATGTAAAGGTTTGTTTTATCCGAGTAAAGTTGGCGATAAGGATTTGTATATCAGAAATCAAATTCAAAAATACAATGATCGTATTAAACCGAAAGAAAAAAATGTAAAAAGTAAATCAATCCTATTTGAATCACCTGGAAAAGGAAGTGCATCACCTGTAAAAGGAAACAATCTGTTTGCATCACCTGTAAAAGGAAACAATCTGTTTGCATCACCGGTAAAAGGAAATCCGTCACCGGTAAAAGGAAATCCGTCACCAATAAAAAGAAGTGTTAAAAACAGAAAAACAAATAAAAGTCGCTATCCACATGTTCAAAGTACAAAATCAAAAAGGATGATGCAAAAATAATCTTTTTATACCGTTACATTATATACGTTATAAAAAAAAAAGGAATATTTTAAGCCTTGAATGTTTGCTTAATCGCATAGGGGTTTTGTTGCAAAACACTGTATAAATCTGGAGTATTGCGTTCCATATTTATGTTTGAATCCAAGGTTTGGCCCCGCTGCTGATATTGACCGAAAGATGCCGCTCCGTGAGTCGAGTAAGGCATCTTGGGAATGGATTCGCGACTATTCACCAAATCATTGTCTTTCGGTTTGCCTTGGTAGTTCACCGAGTTGTTGAAAACATTGGTGTTCGAGTTTCCGAAACGACTTTTAATTGTCTCGGCCTTCAATGTGCTCGGCTGGTAGCTGAGCTCGGCATCGTAGTTTCTCGCATTGGAGTTCTTGAACCCGGCACCACCGACATGCGACACATGCGTGGTGTCTCTTTCTTGAGTAACCGCTTGTTGTTCAGTAGACAAATAGGCATTGTTGGATTGACCGCGATTCACATTCCAGTGATTGACCGAGTTCTCAGTGGTCTCACGCATCGTGTGTGCAGGGGCGTCTTTTGGATTGTACAAATAAGATTGACTCACCGCGGGTTTCGCATCTCCGTAGACACGCAAGTTTCCAGTGGTGTTCTCCTTGCGGGAGGGCCGCATGATTTCAAGAAGCGGGGCAACCACAGCACCGATGCTGCTTCCAATGGCACCGAAATAATTGTCTTGCGTGTTTGAACTGCGGTTGTTGGCATACATTTGGTTGGATTTGATTCCATAGTCCGCGTCGCTGCTGAACCCTCTTCCCACGGCATTCGCAGCACCCAGCTGAGTAGGACCGCGTTCAACACGATTGCTGGGTAAGATCTCACCCGGCATCGATTGCTGGGCGTGCAAACTCTGGGCAACACCTCCATAATCAACTGTCGTCTCTGGACGCACCACATGTCTCTCTACAGGGATCGAGTGCAGAGTCTCACCCTTTCCTACACCGGTGGTGGTGAACAGGCGGTCCTGACCCCATTCGAACGCGGTTTCGGGGCGATTTTTCTGGAAGGCACCGAGAATACCGACATTGGTGATGCGGCTTTTCGCGGGACCTTCGTGGCCGAGTTGCATCATTTCGGAGGCTTTCTGTTTGTTGGCCGTTCTCAAATCGTCTACATTCTTGGGGAGCCAAGATTCACGCATCATGTTGCCGGAGTTGTATCCACCGGCACCCTCGGTGCCGTATCCGAGACCCAGACCGGGACCGACCTTCACCTCCTCGAAAGGTTTCACATTGGCCATACGCATACTGGGGTTCACACGAGACTGGTAAAAGTCGTTCATGTTGGGGGCACCATTTGCCATCTGGTAATTGGCATTCGGGGCGAACAAGGGGGCTTGCTCCGATTTGATAATCGCCTGCGAAGCACTTCCTAAATAGTTGTCCATGATGGATTCGTTGGAGTTGGGATCGATCTTGGATCGGATCTTGCCGCCGAAAAAGGGCATCATGTTGTTGTGTTGAAAATAGGCGGCATCCACGTCTTCTCCGTTAATCGATTTGTATGTATCCGTGGAGCTCAGCGATTGTTTGACTAAACTGTTTTTCGCATATGGATTGAAGTATTTGTCTGTGTATGCCGAGGTTCCATCGTATTTGTTTACGGTAGACAACTTTGCACTCAGATCAGTTTCCTCCGAAATAATGTCCAATGTATCGTAGTTTTTGTCTGGCACATCGGTATTCGGAAGACTGCTAAACCCTTCAGCATTTGCAGGTTGAGGTCCCTGTTTTTTTTGATTCGATACAATATATAAACTTCCTAATGCGAGTAAAGGTATTGCTAATTCCATTTTAATTAATTATATATATATATATCGGATGAAGAATTATAAATTTGGAAAAGGACTCGACAGTTGCAATTTGGGAGAAACGGGTTTGAAATAATCTTTTTCCAAGATGCGGGTATTCAGATTGTGGTGAAACGGTTTCTCGAGTTTATCAAGGGGATTCAACAAGGGGCGTTCCCAGCGGTCTTGCTCGATGTCGCGGTATGTCCATGCGGGGTGGGTTGCCCTCGAGTCGTCGGTCACATAGTTTGTCTCTTCGTAAGAGTTCTTCGACATGTTCACGGAATGTTTCTTATAGGAATTGACTTCCAGCAAGTCACGATTCAATGGGCGGGTCAGTCCACGAAGATCGCTGTTGATATCGACCATGTTTTCGCAAAAATTGGCACCCCAATTGGAGATGCGGAGATGCGGATCGGCATTAAAAGGCATATTGGATCCGGGCCCCGGGACGTCTAAAGCATACCTCCCGGCAAATGTGCTGATTGCGTTTCTTTTCTCAATACGATTTGGGTCATTGTTATATCGACTGCACGCCATTTTTTTTTATATATTATAATACAATACATAATTTAACGACGACGCTGACGACGTTGTGATCTTCTCTTGTTCTTCTTCGATCGCTTGGTGCCTCCTCTACGCTTGCTTCTGCCACCTTCCTTTTTAGGAACGATTAAACTACATTTATAATATTCTTTTCCATCCCTTTCTTCAATCGTGATATCATACTCTTGAGAATATTTATGAATTCCCCCCCAAATGCCACCAAATATTTCTTTATACGTACGATTTCCAAATAGCTCGCTTGGAGGCACTGGTGTAGAGGTATCTTTAACTAATCCATATATATTGTCGTCTACATCACTCGTTTTAAAATAATAATACATCTTTGTTCCTATAGGAAGCTGTAGTCTCTTTATCAAGTTTTGTGCATTTCCGCCTAAATACAAATATGTATCACCAGATTTTGCATAAAAACTCAGAGTGTCATAGATCATATCAGGATTCTCTCCAAATGGCAGGTGAGAATAATCCTTGCCGACAATATATTCCCTAAACTCACTCATCTAATTTTATAGAATAGATGAAGATTTTAAAAACACCCCTTGAAAGACCGCCGATGCCCCTCCGTTATCCCATGTGAACGAATCCCTTCAAAATGGGCTTTTGTCCCATAACCCATGTTTGTATGCAACGAATACTTTTCGCACAGTTCCGGTCGATCTTTGCACAACCCTTCGATGTAGGTGTCTCTCTCGTGTTTTGCCAAGATGGAGGCGGCGGCAATGGACGAATAGGTCCCATCTCCCTTCTCTACAGTCTCGTGGCAGAATGCGATCAACGACTCGGTCTCTTCATCGTATCGAGTATAAGGTCGGAAATAATTGCCATCTACAAGCAGCAAGGTGGAGTCGGGGGTCAATTGCCGCTGTTTAACAATCTCGTGGATACAGGCGTGCATCCCGCGAATCACGCAATTCAAAATGCCTAGCGAATCGACTTCACTTGCTTCGGCGAACTGGATGTCCCAAGCAATGGCGTTCTTCTTAATATAGTCTGACAGTTCCGTCATTTTCTTCCGCGACTTGATGAGTTTACTGTCTTTCATAAGATCATGGCGAAAAGATTCATGATCTTTAGGTAAAATCACGGCTGCGACATAGACGCGTCCGAACAAGGGCCCTCGACCGGCCTCATCAACGCCGATTTCGAACGAGATGTCCGGATTATAACAAGGTTTTAGTGTTTTTGCCATTTCTATTTTATCCAAGTACAATATATATTTATGATGTTTGGTAAATTAATGTTGTTTGTCTTAATTTTACTGGTATTAGTTCTCGCAACAACTGTCAAGAGTATGGGGCTTACAGAAGGGTTTCTCAGTTTCCAAAAGTCAGTTGACGAGTTTACCGATGTCCGTGTAAATGCGTATAATAACAAGCGAAATATTACGAAATTTTACGACGAAACCTATTATGACCCAAAAAACGGAAACGTGATTGGTGTCTTCGGAACCCAATACGGAGGAACTGGTTCTGATGACACAACGGGTGGAACAGTGAGCAAGATTGATATTGTGCCGAGAGACAACAAATCCAATATCATCACATATTCCAAAGGCACCACCGATCAGGCATTGTCTCAAGAAAGTGACGAAAGCAAGAAAACCAAAATCGATTCGATTGACACCCACTGGACAAAGAAGTTTACAAACAATCAAGTTACATGTGTAACATGGGGAACTGCAACATTTATGTATGTAATGGACGTGACAAGCTCGAAGACTTCTGGGAACACAGTCGTTGGAAATACAAGTGTAACCTATTCTGGAACATATCAGCCAGCGGTTGCTGCATACTATACTGGCGAAGTGAAGAGTCTTACGAACAAATACATTGTTGCAGATAACAACCTCAATGAGTCAAGAAAGGTGTTGTTGACCTCCACCTACACCTATGTAAATGATGGCAAAGACGGTAACAATGTGTTTGATGACTATTATGCATCGAACCGTGGATTGTATCAACTCGTGAACAATGTGAAATACGATCCGACAAATGGCAACCTCTTAATCCAAACAGGAACAGGAACAAGTAAATCGCTGAAGGTCTATTACAGAAACGCAAGTCATATAAATGATACAGAGCCCGATGTGACATATTCCACAAGTACCTCAACTACAACTGCCGCTGCGGATAGACCCTTTGCACAAATCAGTAACACTCCTTACTTTATTAAGGCGGATGTACATACAATCATGTATTGGCCAAACAATGACAATACGATTTTAGTAGTGTTTGCAAACTCTCTTGATTCGGATAATGCTGTGCGATTGGTAACGTGCAAACGGTTTACAAAAAATGGGTTATACACAAGTAATGGTATAACAAAGGATTCTGGATCTGGTGTTGCCATAGATACTAGCAACAATTCGGACGTGATGAATGCATTTTCACGTTGGTACATGTATTTTAATTCAAATACACTCGGTAACTCGAACGACTACCTGTTAAAAACCCAGATTGTGCCACCGGTCTGCCCGGCATGCCCAAGTTGCCAAGGCGTCTGCACAAACTGCGGTGGAAGTGGTGGATCGGGAACCAAAACATCGGATATGAATTCGCTTGCATTTGCATCCACCGGCAATGTCGTCAGCGACACGGTAGGAACCGCAGGGAACATTGTAAACTCTGCAGTAGGAACTGCAGGAAACATTGTAAACTCGACGGTGGATACTGCTGGAAATGTCGTGGGGAAAACACTCGATACTGCAGGCAACATCGTAGGCAAAACATTTGATACTGCTGGAAACATTGTGGGGAAAACATTTGATGCCGCGGGCAATTTGCTCGGATCGACAGCTGACCGCCTTGGATTAGAACGCACTGGATATAAACAGTCGTACAATGGTCCGGAGAACACCAGCAGCAGTGATGGTGCAACGGGTTACCAATCGGGTGCCCAATCAGGTGCATCCAGTTATCAAACGGGTTCCCAATCCGGTGCTCAATCGGATTACCGCCCCGGAAGCAACACAACCGGTGTTTCATCCTTGCCGAACGCCAAACCAACGGACATGTATTCGTACAATGGAAAGTTACAACCGAAGGGGAGCAACTACATTGCAATGACGTCCGATTTCAGTCGATTTGGCCGTTAGTTAAGGAAACCAAGGTTTCCTTATGATCCTTCCTTTTAATGTTAATGGTAACCTTAACATTAACCTTAAAAATGAGGGAGTAAGCTACGCGAGTAAAAGGCGTAAGACCGAATGTCTGAATACAACATTCCATTAAAAGGAAGGATCATAAGGAAACCTTGGTTTCCTTAACCTTTATTGCGTTCAAACGCAGAACATTATAATATATTTTTATTGTAATTAAAGTTAACTTAATTACTTACAATAAGCATGAATACGATTTTTAATAGAACAGAAACCGAAGCCGCGATTTGCGAGATACTCGGTAATTTTGAAAAAAACCATAAAAACCTGAATTTCAAAAAGGGATTTTACATATACGGATCGTCCGGGGTGGGCAAGACAACTTTTGTGACCGAGATTTTGAAAAGGCTGCAATACGACGTGATTCACTATGACGCGGGAGACGTGCGAAACAAGGCATTGATCGACAATATCACGAGCAACACCATCTCATCGTGCAATGTCTTGGACCTTATGCACAAACGCGTTAAAAAGATCGCAATCGTGATGGACGAGATTGACGGAATGAACAGCGGCGACAAGGGTGGGTTGACCGCATTGATCAAACTGATCCGCCAGAAGAAGACAAAGAAACAGAAACTCGAAAACATGACTTTGAACCCCATTATTTGCATTGGAAACTACAACGTTGATAAAAAAATCAAAGAGCTCATGAAGGTCTGCAATGTCTTTGAAATCAAGACGCCGACGAGCGTACAGATGACGAGTTTGATAACCACCATGTTTCCCAAGATCGACAACTCGCAGGTCGGGATCATCGAGAACTATACCAAGGGCGATCTGAGGAAGCTCGGATTCATACAAAAGCTGTACGACAGCAAACCCGACATGATAAACTCGGATATCTTGCAGAACATCCTGAATGTGAAAACCTTCAACGAAGACACGACGAAGATCACAAAGTCATTGATCGAGCATCCTTACAAGATGGATGACCACAACACGATCATCAACGAAACGGATCGGACCACGGTGGCTCTCCTTTGGCACGAAAACATCGTGGATGTGATACCAGCGAAGGCGGAACAATCCTTGCCATTCTATCTGCGATTCTTAGAGAACATCTGTTATTCCGATTATATTGATCGAATCACTTTTCAAAACCAGATATGGCATTTTAATGAAATGAGTAGTTTGATGAAGACCTTTAACAACAATCGGTTGTATCATTTACGGAAATCTGCAAAACAAGAGACACCCACAGAGATACGGTTCACGAAGGTGTTGACGAAGTATTCGACTGAGTATAACAACATTGAGTTTATTTACGACCTGTGTCAAAAAATGGATATGGACAAGAAGGATTTGATTTCGTTTTTTCACGAGATGCGACTGTTTTACATGGAGAAAGGGCAAGACATCATCAATGATACGAATGTGTTGAATGCATTGGAGAAGATATTTGAGACATACGACATCAATAAACTCGATATTAAACGAATCTATCGATATTTAGACAGAAGTGTGAAGAAGGATGTGGTTATTGACGAGTTCGACGACGAATAGTTCTCTTCTTCTTTTTCGGTTTCCTTCTTGATTTTTTGCCGCCGGTGATGCCTGTTTTACGAAAACTGAATGGTGCTTTCAAAGTATTCCCTTGAAAAGTATTCCCTTGAGTTTTGGATTTTACTTTGAGAGACGCTTTACTATCTTCTTCTTCTTTCAAGTCAAAAGGCGAAGAATTAACTGACGGTGAAGGTGAACGAGAAGAATTAACTGACGGTGAAGGTGAACGAGAAGAATCTACTGATGAACCAGTAGTTGAAGGCGAAGACTCGTTTGACCTTGCAGTTGAAGGTAAAGATTCATTTGACCTTGCAGTCGAAGGTAAAGATTCGTTTGACAAAGGGGGATGAATTGACGAAGACTCAGTAGGAGTGTCTATAAATTTATTGGAATATTCTAAAAACGATTCACCAACCGTTGGTATAGCTACATCTGCAAACATGTTTCCTACTTGTTCGAGAAGTTTATTATATGGTTTATATAATTCATGTTCTCGTGAATATGTTTTTAGTATGTTTGTCAAAATCTCGACAATACTGATGGTCGACTGTTTCCGATCTTTCATTGGCCAAATGATTTTATTTTTCGTATCAATGTTTTTAATACAATCAATTATATTTACAAATTTTGTCTTTGTGGAAATATCAAGTTCTTCGTCTCCAATAATATCTTTTAATAAATCAGAATCGAAAATTTCTAAGATTTTCAATTCAATTTTAGTTCTCAAATCTGTGACATCAGTATCTGTTACATCAATAGCAAACTTGTTATAAAAATCGATGATATCAAATAATTTTTCATTTTCATATTCATTATATTCATCAGTAGTGATTTTGATTTTTTGTAACGCGATAAGTATATAGTTATAAGTTTCCGACACTTCATTCTTGACAACGGCAATGTCAAATTTGTCTGTTTTTTCTGCTTTGTTGTTGGCTGTCAAATGAGCCCACAATGATTTACGAATACCCATTGGAAGTTTTAGTGTGTTATTATTATTGAAATCAATACAAACACCTTGTTCTGATTTGCTCATTTTTTTGTATATATAGAATCTAGATAAAAATTATCGAGAGGAATCATTGACCAAAAAAAACAATATAAACAAAAAAAGAAAGATATACATAAATATGGTCAAAGCAAAACAACATAGTACAAAGTATACTCCCACATTGACGAAAAAATACTATCCCAAAGTGAGTATCTGTACACCGACATTCAATCGCCGCCCGTTTTTCCCAACACTGTTCGAATGTTTCAAGAACCAAACGTATCCGAAAGACCGCATTGAATGGATCATCGTCGACGACGGCACAGACAAGATCAAAGACCTGGTCGACAAGTCAGGCATCACCCAGATCAAATACTTCGAATTGCCTAAAAAGGTATCTCTGGGCGAAAAACGCAACTACATGCACAGCAAAGCCACTGGAACCATGATTGTCTACATGGACGACGACGATTATTATCCACCCGAGCGTGTCTCTCATGCGGTAGAAACATTAATGGAGAACAAGCACGCATTGTGTGCAGGATCAAGTGAAATCTACATTTACTTCAAACACATCAAGAAAATGATCCAGTTCGGACCATACGGACCGAGCCACGCAACCGCAGGGACATTCGCATTTCGTGCAGAACTCTTGAAGCAAACGCGATACCAAGACCACGCAGCGGTCGCAGAGGAAAGAGAGTTTTTGAAAGGGTATACGATCCCATTTGTCCAATTGGATCCGATGAAGACCATCTTGTGTTTCTCGCATGAACAAAACACCTTTGACAAGCGAAAACTGTTGGACAATCCCCACCCCGATTATGTGAAGGAGTCGCCGAAGAAGGTGTCAGACTTCATTCGATTGGAGAAAGAATCGAGTATTAAAAAGTTTTTCATGGAAGACATCGATCCGATGCTCGAGAAGTATGAACCGGGTGATGTGAAAATGAAGCCCGATGTGTTGAAACAGATTGCCGAGATTGAGGCAGAACGCAACAGGATGATGCAAGCAGAGGCGGAGAAGAATGGACAAATCATGTTGAATGAACCAGGGAAGCCGCCGGTTGCAATGACGATGGCTCAGATTGCCGATATGTTGACGAAGCAGGGGGAGCAGATCCGCGTGTATCAAGAACGCATAACCGAGCTCGAAAATATCAACTTGCAATTGCAAAAAATGTTGACCACAACACAAAAGCCTTCTGTCCCTCGACCCATGTTGGGAGAATCGTCGAAGTCGGTGCCGCTCTTTCAGTTAGATGAATCGATGATATAATAATATAAACAGATTTTTGGATAAATTATTATATAAAAAGGATGACAAATCGCGTAGAACAAATGAAAAAGGTCCAGGCCGAGGCATTGGAGCTATTTACGAAAAAAAACATTGATTATGGCGACGCCTTTGCCAAATATGGAGTGATTGGAGTACTGATGCGAATCGAAGACAAGTTGCAGCGATCGATGTCGATCACCAAGAACGGTGTAAATCTCGTGAACGACGAGGGCATCCGCGACACCCTGATTGATCTACACAATTATGCAGCCATGGCATTGATGTTACTTGATGAATAACGAGCTAAAAAATGAAGAAACTGTATCAGAAATGCCAGGATACTTGAGAACCAAACAGAGAGACAACAATCCCGTTAATATCACCGACAATCCTGCCTGCAAATGGCCCGAATGGATTTTTGCAATCATGGGGATCAATGACAGTAGAATTGCGAACAAATATACGTAGTGGAGGTCTTTGATTCCGCTGGTGCCATTGTTGATAAGATCGGTAATCATGGTGAGCAACCCAAAAAATGACGACGCATTTGAATATTGTGGTCCGAGTGATCCGGCGAAATATTTATGGATCATCGTAAAAAAACAATAATAAATGAGTACACAATAGATAGCAAAAGATGCTAATGGAATCGTGATTGGGTACAAAAACACGACATACAAAAACAACGCCAACATAGACAAAAACGGATTTGCGACAAAAAATGCAGTGATTGGACCGCTTTTGTCTGTAGCCAATGTGTAAACGGCCTTTAACAAAAAGAAAAAGAACAAAACCGAGATAAGCTTGTTCTGTTTCTTAAAATTCAAAAACAGATATCGAATTATATTCTTTGATTTCTGTTTCGACAATCCTTTAAAAAATCGGATGATGTTTGAGACAAAGGGTCTCAATAGTAGATTGGAAACCACCAAGAAGAGGATAAAAATGGTTTTGTATCCGAAATAGGAAGTGATGTTTTTTGTAAAGTTCAATACCCCGGCGATACAGGTTGTTACAAAGTTCACGATTTTTGTAAACAACATTGTTATTGCGTTGTTGCCATCATTGATTTTGGGTATTTCCACATCTCCATCGGTGATATTAAAAATGAGATTGTATGCTAAATACAAAGACGCCAATGCCAAAACACATTTCTTTATGATCTTCCAAACAGTTGGCATGTCGTTTTTATTCTTCTTCTTGTTGTCTTTTTCTTTTTCATTTTCATTTTCATTCATCGAAAGTCCTTTGATATTATCAAACCCACTGCCAGTAATTGTGTCCAATGGTTCAACATCATCATCATCATCGGTTTCACTATCATCGAATGGTTCAATATCATCATCGGTTTCCTGATCATTATGGGTCTCATATACTTCTTTAAGCCACTTGGTTGCCATTATATATTTTTACTTGGCATATAAAAGTCCACAATAACCACCTACGAAAGACAACACATTGTATCTTTCCTCAAACAGTTTCATGTTATAGTTATACTCGAATAACCGCCAAGTGGCAGAGTTCGTCGCAATTACCTGGCCTTCTTGGTTACAAGTGATTTGGAAATTGTTGTTTTGCAAATCGAACAGTGGTACAAAGGTGTTGATTTCAAGCTCGATTGTTTTGAATTTGGAAAGATTGATCGCACCGGTGGGTTGATATTCCGACGAATCCGAGTTCAAACAAAAATTATAGCAGTATATGCCGTTGCCTGCGAACCCTTTCGTCCTGGTGTATTTCTCTACATACTCGTAGACCTCTCTTGGCATGAGATTCTCGCGATATTCGCCGTTGAAGAGGATCCCCATGGTTTGGAGAATCTCTTTTTGGTTTTCGACGGTGTATTCTCCGCTGAGGAAATAACCCGTGTTTTGGCCGTTTGGATTGATCCAAGGGCCGACGGCGTTCGTAGAGTCTTCATCTAAATAAATGTCTGGATCGGTTCCTATAATGGGTGCGGGTCGAATATCGCTTGGAATCGTCCGATATGGCCAATTGGTATAATTGCTCCACTCATTTCGCAAAAACACGTCATTTCGCTGCAAGTACCACATCCAGTTCGATACCATGCCGGTCGACTGCACCTTTACCTTTTTGGCTCCAGTGATGTTTTCATAATTGTACTCAAACACGTCTTTGATGAGATACACCTGATTCTCTGCTGTGAATGTTTTTGTCTCCTCCTTCGAGAGAAAACAATAAGTTGCTAATAAATGGATGTCTGCGTCCCAACTGTTTGTGGTGTTTTGATAATTCTCTCTGCTGATGTTCACCGCGGGAGGTGTTTGTAAAAATCGGTATATATTGAATCGTTCCTCAGTCAAATCCGGGCGAACATATGGAAAATTGTTCACTTTATCAAACACATCTCTCACCTGAAAGAGTTCTTCGATGGGTCTTAGCGTGATATTGATGACAAGTTCATTATATTGCAATGCCGCCATCGGAAACGCACATTTGCTGTCCATTGTGAACCATGCGTTAATGGGTATATAGAGATTTCTACCACGAATCGAGGGTTCGCTGCCCAAACTGGTGCCGGTGTAATAAGAGGACGGATAGGTGTTTGCACGACCAAAACTGTTTGCAGGATCGTAAAACTCTTCCACGTTGCCAGTCATTTGGTTGAACAGTTTTTTTTTGGCCTCGCTGAAATCGCGTTCAACCATTGCGGCTAAATATTCGCCCGAGTATTTCTGCAAGGTGAAGTTTCCACATTTGACCTCGATCTCTTTTATAATATGCGAGCCAATGTCTCGGATCCATCTAAAATCATAGGCGGCCCAGTTGTTGTTTGTACCCTCGCATGGATGATAGATTGGACTCCATATATGTGGCAACGTGATCACCACGTAGGTATCCATCAGCAACTCGGCGTAACGCGGCATCTTGAACGAGAAGACTGATGCCTCGCCGGTTCGCAAGCTCCGCTGTCCGTCATAATCGATGCGAAACTTTTGGAGTCCAAAGTTTGTGATTTTTTTATATGTTGCTCGAAACAGTGTTTTTTGATTGTCACCTCCTTGTATGATTGTGTTGTTTGCTCCTTCTGCGACAAGATTTAGTAATCCACCTGCCATTCTTGTTTGTTATATATATAAATACAAAATTTAAATTGTTTTTTTCGAATATTGTCTTATGAAAGGGTCTAAGGAAAACCCGCAGGACCTTCTTTATATGAATCACGCACTCTTGCCAACTGACTTGGTTCACAAGATATTCGAGTATGATGGGAGGATAAGATACGAAAGGGGTAAATATATAAATGTCATACACAAACACGACGAACGATATGCGATTGTGCATAAAAAAGTGGAGAGACAGATTGAAATTATGAAAAAAACAGAAATCCGAGATGGTGGTTTTTATTTAGAGTTTAGTTTTAAAATCGATTATAAAATGGGTTTGTGTTATGATTACAATTTTTCATACGATAACAAGTTTGAAATATGCTATTTTGATTTTAGATATGATTATCGAGGCGAGATCACGCAGATTCGGACAGAGTTATAAACGTTCATATGTCATCGACCGCGTCAGAGAGTGCATCGATCTCATCCGATTTGAAGTCCAGATACGCAGATACGTCGGTAAACACCACTGGATTTCGAATCATAGCAACGATTCGCGTCACTTGATCTCTTTGTACTTGGGTTTGGGGGGATCCAACCTCAACATGATGTTCCCGCGTGTCATGCATCTTTTGGCATCGTTCCATCGCTTCCTCTGCAGAGATTCCATAGATGATACAAAGCATGATGCAAACCACTGTGCCGGTTCTTCCGTGACCACCCCAACAATGAATATACAACTTGTTTCCTTCGTAAATGGATTGCACAAGCTCTTGAGATAACTGCAACACGGGTCCATCGTCAGCAATCCCACAATCTTTAATGGGAAAATGTACAAATGACAGAGCGTTTTTTTCACAAACATTGGAATTCGCGAATGTCTCAAACTTATCCTTGTTTTCAACGATATTCACAACATCATTGAAATAGGGGCGAAGTGCTTCACCGGATTTCCACATCTCTTCCGGAACATCTGTACGATATTCGTTTTGCAAACATACAAACTTGTTTATTCCAAACTTCAAAATCTCAGAGATTTGAAAAAATGTGATTGCGTCATCGATTTCAGCAGGAAAGGCTCCGACAAGAAGTACGCCAGGAATTACCCAATTGGATTCTGGCGTTGGGCCGGTGTATGTGATTTGGTCTTGCATTTTTTTTTTCGGTATTACAATGGGTGGGGGGATTGCAAACAATTAATTTTTGATGTTTTGGAGGGATTGCACAAAAACAACAAAAAAATCCTCGATTTTTTTTTCTTAACAAACAAAATCGAGGAACTCAGGAACTTCGTTCGACCAAAAAAATACATATGAAAAACATGCGAAAAAGCGAAAAATTTTTACACCCAAATAAAAAAATGAATGGCGAATAAGATATTTGCAATTATATATATGACAGAGATTTATCTAATGTACACTTTGAGAATGATAATAATGGGAATTGTCTTGTTTGGTGCGGCTCATTATGGAGCCATGATTTTCGATTTCAATTTAGCAGAATATTTGAGCAAGAAGACACGTATCCCCGTAATTTGCAAAATCATATATGGAATTTTCGCAATCAGTGCACTCATCCTCGCTTTTGATCGCGACACGTGGTTGCCGTTTTTAGGAGACACAGTGATGCCTTCATCCATTGTTCCTCTCAAGACAAATGTAGGAGGAGATACCAAAGTTCAAGTGCATGTTGCACCGAATGCAAAAGTTGTTTATTGGGCCGCAAAACCGAATGACAAGGTGATGGAGGTAGAGGAGGCATATGATGACTTTAGTAATAGCGGAGTTGTTGTAGCAAATGATTTGGGTGAGGCAACGCTTACATTTAAGAAAGGGGCGGAATATGTCGTGCCGTCTGGAAAGCAATTGAAAAGCCATGTCCACTACCGCGAATTCAAAGACAGATATGGTATGATGGGGCCTGTGCAGAGTGTGTTTGTTTAAACCATTGAAGAATTAAAATGGGACATTTTAATTCTCCAAGGGTCAGATATCAGTAACGATTTGAAATGACGCCCTAAAGGGCGTCCCATTTTAAATCTTCACTGGTATAAACCATTATAAACAACAACCACAATAAACGTCTTATTGTGGTTGTTGTTGAAAATATGTTTTCCAATCGATATATATATAATATAAACATGCACATTGCCATGAAGTTTATAATATTAGTGATTGTCTTGACCACAATATTCATCGTATACAATTTGTTAAAAACGCGAAGTGAAATCAAAAAACAAGCAGAGATTGAACTTCGTAAGAAAGAAGGTTTTGATACAATGGATAAAATGAATCAACGCGATTATCCGCTTTCAATTCAGCCACTCCAAACCAAATATTCCAATTTACATTTGCGCGAATTCGTGATAAAATCGTCCTATAATAGTGCACATTTTAACGAGGATGAAACAAGCGTAGACGCCATTAGTGCAGTTTTAAAACGCGGATGTCGGTTATTGGATTTTAAAGTGAATGGTGATCTAACAGTTGGAAATATACCATTATCTACAATATTTAGTAAAGTGGCAAGTGACGCATTCACCACAACAGCATTGTCACCATTTAGTCCATTGTTTTTGTATTTGCATACTACTACTAATAGTCCAGTTGATGCAAATAAACTGAATGATCTATTAATTAGCAATTTCCCAAACAAGTTATATAGAAATACGACGAATAAACCAATTCAAGTGAATGGATCAACGAGACTGACTGACATTGTGGGAAAAGTGATCGTTATAACGGATGGTTTGAAGTATACAGATATTGCAAATATACGAGTTGATATTGCAGGCGAAATAACCAAATATACAGATGATAAACTACCGGTTGGTAATAAAATATTGTTAAAAGATGATGGAATCTCGACGACAATCGATACATTAAGTATGGTTGTACCAGACGCCAATCAAACGAATATAGACTCATATTCAGTATTCGAGAATGGTTATCCCCAATTCATTTTGTACAAGTTTTACGAAGGTGGAAGCAAGAATTTAGATAATTACGAAGACATATTCAACGATGCACAATCGTCACTTGTGCCAATCTCTTATTTGATTCGAAAGTCAACGGTGGACACGGATGCAATAAAGAAACAAGAAAGCAAAATCAAATCCGCCGTGCCGAGTAAACCCGCAGCTGCTCTTGGAAATGGTTGGTTCAAGTAAAGGGAACTTGCCGTATTCCGCTTCGCTTACGCCTTTAAATCCAGTAAGGAAACCAAGGTTTCCTTATGATCCTTCCTTATGATCCTTCCTTATGATCCTTCCTTATGATCCTTCCTTATGATCCTTCCTTATGATCCTTCCTTATGATCCTTCCTTA